TCAAGCAAGCATCTTCAAAGCACGCTCGTAAAGCCTTTGCCGATCTGCCATGCCATTGGTGCCGCCATTGATGCGTCTGGTGATCGCCAGGAAGTCCCCTTTATCCGCCAAGGTATTGAGTCCAGCTCGGTGCCAGAACCAACCTGCCGACATGGCTGCATGCTCTGGACGCTCCAAGAGTTCGGGGTGCTTGAGCAGATCCAGCCCAAGCGCTTCGCCACACTCCGCGTAGTTCGCTTTGCCGGTGACCTGAATCAGCCCCCTGCCCCTATACAATTGGCCGTCATCATCATCCTCGGGCGTGTTGCCCAAGCGTTCAGCCAGGCGTCCAGTGTCGTACTTGTCGAGGTAGTCATCGCTGCCCAGTTCGCGAACGTAGCGCAACTGGCCAGACTCATGGCCGACCTGGGCGATGAATGCGGCAATGCGCAATCTGGTGACGATGGCGTACTTGCTCATTGCAACGTTTAAGACAGGAACAAAAACGCCAGCTCGGGAGCTGGCGTTGGGAAGTATCTGCAACAACTGCTGCGTGGTAATTGACATGCGTGGTTCTCCTAATAAGTGGGTGCTGATCTGGCCAGTTAAAGCTGTACGACCTTGACCGGTTTCTTCTCTTTCTTTTTCTTGCCCTTCGCTTTGGCCTTGCCGGATTTTCCGCCGTTGCACTCCACCGTGGTGGTCCAGCCGGACTGGGTGAATACCTGTTCAACCGAGTCGACTAGGTACTCACCATCCAGGCCGACCTTGAAGCCCTGGGCGTCGACCATCCGCTCGGCGAATAGATCGGTGCGCCCGGCCATTTCCAGCCGAACGCCAGCGGTGCTGCGATTGAATGCGGCAAGGCGCGCCTTCGCTGCCTGCTCTGCAGCAGATTTGTTCGGGTAGATGTGGCGGTCGGTGTGAACGGGCGGCAGGCCGTCAGGTGACTGATCGTTGGTCAGCTCAACCACCTTCAGTTTTCCCGTTTTCTTGTCCTGATGCTTGGTCTGCACGGCTCTTTGCGTCGTCTTGTCACTGAGACGAAACTGCCAGCGCGCCACGTCATTGCGTTGAATCCTCACAACGCCCAACGCCTTACCGCTTGCGCTCTCGCCGCCTTGGCGTGGCAGCACCAACAACTTGCCGTCTGCGACTTTGGCAGTGCAGTCATGCTTCTTGGCCAGCCGGGTAATGAAGTTATAGTCCGACTCGTCAAGCTGATCAGCGCGGGGTACCTTCGTTGCGACGTTACAGACAGGCTTCCAACTATTACGTGTCGCGACGTCGTTCACGATCTGCTGCAGCGTGACATCTTCCCAGCTACCGGAACGAGTGGTCCTGCCGCTGCCACGCATATCGCTGGCCTTGCCGCGAATGACCAAGGTATCGGGAGGCCCGGACGACTCTATGTCATCCACGGTGTAAAGCCCCAGCCGCGTCAGTGGCTGGGCTTCCNNNNCCCCAGCCGCGTCAGTGGCTGTCCTTCGTAACCCAGGTAAATCTCGATGTCCGCGCCTCGCGACGGCAGGGCAACGGCTCCGTCCCGATCATCGATACGCAGCTCAAACTCATCAGACTCCATGCCTGGCTTGTCACTTGTCCGGAGCAATAACAAACGGTCATTGATCAAGGCCGTGATATCGGTGCGATCCGCAACGATTCGGAATGCAGGCTTCATGGGACCTTCTTTGATAGCCATGGCAAGACATGGCAGATTCACCAGAATCCGCCGCCAAGCGTTGATAAAAGGTGGATGTGAACCGGCTGGCCCTAGCCCCAGAGCTGAATGGCTTCTTCGCTTGTGACCTGCAGATCCGGTAGCAGGATCTGCACGCCAGCCCGGTACGGTTGCGGCTCATCTGCCAGGCCCTGATTGGCATCCAGCACCGCCTCAACGCTGCCATTCAGGTGCCCGTAGTAGTGCTGACACAGAGTGTCGAGCAGATCCCCGTTAGACGTTCTGCAGATCGTCGCCATAGCTCACAAACTCCAATGAAAAGCCCTGCTTGCGGGGAATACCCCCGGCCAGCAGGTTGCTCTGTTCTTCATCCACACTAAGCAGACACCAGTTGCCTAGAACCTCTCCGTAGCCTGTTGTCAGGCTGAGGGGTTGCAGATTGCGACCCATGCTGCGCAACGTGTTCAGTTGCTTAAGTCCGCCTTTGAAGCCTGGAAAGATGGACCCTTTCAAACTCAGCTTGTCGTCGCCGAACCCAACCGCCTGTTGCGCAATGCTGCGGGTCAAACGCTCTTGCCCGGCCCAACGGAACGCGGTCTGTCTGCGCAGTTCATCGAACGCAGCCGTGTCCAGGTTGAAGTAGTAAGGCTGCGCCTCGGGCTTGAGTGGCTGAATAATCAGCAAGTGCGGAAACGGTTTTACTGCTTCCGGGGCTGGCGTGGTCTGAGAGGCAAAACTACCGGTGGGTACGATGTTGCCCAGAGACGGGCTAATCTTCCCGGCAACCCGATTGATTGCAGCACTCGCCTTGGACGCTTGCTCTTTCAGTGTGCCCATACGCTCTTGCACCTGCGCCGCCGCACTGGTCGCCTGCCCGTACATCGCCACCACCTGGCCCACCTTTGACTGGGCGACATTGATGCCACGCATGGTGCGCTGCAACTTCGCGCCTACGGCAGGACCGATGAAAGGGATGTTCTCCAGCTCTGATGCTGCCCCTGTTATGTCGCCGATGGCCCCATTCAAGGGGCCAACCATGTCATCCAGACTTCGACGCCCTACCTCCCCCGCTGTAATCAAGTACTTCAACGACGACTGCAGTTGCTCTGCATAGGCCATAACCTTTCCTTACCCCACATCTGGGGCATCAAACAATTGACGGGCTGCCGCCTGTCGACTGAACTCTTCAAATTGACGCTGAAGAAACGGCGCGATCTCTCGTGCCAGTTGTGCCGGATCCTTCACATCTCCCTGTACGCTGACAGGCATGTTCGGCGAGAAGGTGAGTTGCTGATCTATCTTCGCCGGCTCGGCCTTGCTTTGCTCGGCGGCCTTGATGACAGCAGGCAACGCCTGGGGTGGACCAACCGCCGCCATCGCTTTGACCACATCGCCAGGCGCAGCAGACGGCTTGGTATCGCCTGGCTTTTCAGCAACAGCCTCGGCTTTTTCGTCTGAGCCAAACAGCGCTTTGCCCAGAAAGCCACCGACGTCCTGCCCGCCCATGCCTCCGAGAAATGCGCCCACCAGCCCGCCGATGGCCGTGCCGACAACGGGCACAATGGAGCCAATGGCTGCACCTGCCGCACCACCCGCCAACGCGCCAGCCAATCCCCCGGCAGCGCCGCCGTAGCCTTCGGCTTTCTCGTCCTGGGTTTCGGCATTCTGGTACGTATCCAACGCCAGCATGCCTGCATCGAGAAACTTGGCACCCGGAACCACCTTGGCAAGACCGCCCAACTTCCCGGCAGCCCCGGCCATACGCGCCAGTCGACCAGCGGGCACCGGAGGGGGTGGAGATGGAACAGGTGGCCTTGGCGGCATAGGAGGACCACCACGACGACCACCGGCACCACCCGCTGCGCCTCGCCGTCGACCACGTCGAGACCGACGCTGGTCACCCGGTGCATCTGAACCACCGCCGAAAGCATTGGCATTGACCACAAAGACTTTCTGCGGCTCCGAGCTGCTGCCGCCACCTTTGCCACTATCGCCGTCGCTACTGCCTTCGCCGAACAGATCGAGGATCTTGAGGCCGGTTTCGACAGGATCAAAACCTGTCTTGCCGCCTTCCTCAGACTCATCGTCGTCACCGTCAACCTGTTCCTTGTCACCGTCCTGGGTCTTGCTTTTGTTCTTGCCCTTGGCTTTATCCTTGCCCTTGAAGGCTTTGAGACCAGTCTCCAGCAGCCCTTTGACCGCACCGACTTTGCCCTCGGGCTTGCCATCGCTATCGCCAGAGTTCGTGACGAAGACCTTCTGAACCTTGTTCGGGCTGCCGCCTAACGCACCGCGACCGAGGTTGAGCAACCCCTTGCCGATTTTGAATGCACCGGCAGCCGACTTGAGGGCTACCAACCCGCCACCGAGTAACGCGATGGCCAGAACCACAGGCTTGGCGTTATCAGAAAGCGTGGTGAATTCTTTGGCTGTTGCAGTGATACCTTTGGCGACTGCGTCAGTGACCGGGCGAATGGCGTCGCCGATGCTACGCATCGAGTCGTTGACGGCCTGAAACGTCTCTGCCCAGATCTGCGACGAAGCGCCACGCCGCTCGGCCAGGTTCTTGTCCAGAATCCCTGAAGCGTTCTGAGCGTCCTTTTTCAGTTGCTCATACATGCCACGGTTTTGCGAGTACGCCGTCAGCGCAGCCTTGACCTGCATGTCGGCGAACAGATCGCCAGTGCGCAGCGCCTGCTCCAGCGAATCCAGCATCTCTTTCGCCTTTTTCGGATCAGCTTCCTTACTGATCTTCTCCGTGGCCTCCTTCATTTTTTTGGCTTTGGCCGGATCGGTCTTTTCGATGTAGTGCTGGGCCAGCGCAAAGCTGGACTCCAGGGTCGACATTCCCTTCTGGATGCCTGTGTTGAGAGAACCCTGATAGTCGATACCAACGTCTTTGTATGACTTCACCACGTCGGTGGAGCCGATCTTCTCCATCCAGTTTTTCAGGTTGTTGGCCGCCTCATCCGAGCCGCCGGCTGTTTTCATCTGCACCTGCAGCATTGCGCCGAGCTGGCTCACCGAATCCATGCCGGTCACACCCAGCTTGCCCATGCCCGCAAGCAGTTGCGGAAACCACTTCGCCATGTCGCTGGCTTCAAAACTACCTGCCTGCCCTTGCATGGCGACGGCCTCAAGGGCTTTTTCCATCATCTTCGGGTCGGTGATTTTGGCGTTCTGCTGCAGTGCCTGAATCATGTTGGCCGTATCGGTGCCGCTGGCCCCCTGCCCGACCGCAAACTTCGCCGCCACCGGCGCGTAGGACAGCGCCTTGTCCAGGCTCATGCCCGCACCGACCAGCTTGTTGACCAGGTCAGCCACATCGTTGCGTGCCATGCCCGTGTCTTGAGAAGTCTTGATCACCGAGGTGGTCAGTTCCGCTTCCTGTGGCTTGTTGGCCACCCCCGCCTTGATCGCGATGTCCCGGATGATCGCCTGATAGTCCGCACTGATCTTGGTCGGTACTGCCAGTGCGCCGACACCCGCGACAGCGGTGCCGATCCCGGACTTGAGTCCGGCCTTGCCCTGCTCGATCTGTTGGTGCCCCTTGACCTTGAGGTCCATGCTTCTGGCCACACGGTCAAGGGACTGATATTCCTGCCTGAGCTTGCCGACCTGAACACCCTGTTTACGCAGCGTGTCGAGGTTGGTCTCAAGCTTGCGCAGCAGACCAGAGGCCGATGCAGCACCACTGTCGTGCGCTTTCTTCCACTCATCACGCAGGCGCATGGTTTCGCCAATGGTGTTTCTCAACACCTTGGCCTGACTACCCTTTTGCTCCAGCTTCTTGATACGGCCTTCGACGGTACTGAAGGCCGAACCCAGGGTGGAACTGACAGAGCCGCCAATCACCAGCCCCAATGCCAGATTGTTCGCCATCACTCACCTCAGATGTTGGGATGGGCTCAGTCCGTGAGCCACCAGATCATGTCCGAGAAAGACATGGACATGATTTCCACCGACGAGAAGCCCAGCTCTTTTGCAAGTCGCTTTGCCGCCAGCTTCTGAAGTGCAGGATCAAAGCTCGTCGTCTTGCACCAGACGAAAATAGCCCGCCTGCAGGCGGTTGTAGTCTTTGAGCGGTAGCCTTTCCAGATCACCACCGCCCACTTCGGCGAGCGATGCGAAGAGGTTGATCTCGCGCTGTTCGGCATCACCATTTGAGGCCGCTTGCGCAGCACGCACATCTCGCACGGTCGGAGCACGCAAGGTCAGAGTATCCACCTGAACGCTGTTGACTTCGGCAGGCTTGGACAGCTTCACCGAAACACTCTCGGCCGTCAGAGTCATCCAGCTTGGTTGGGTATTTGCTTGAGACACAGGAATTTCCTTTTATCAGAGGCCGAGGGCTGAACGTTCTGCAGCGAGTTGGTCGACACCGTTGATGACGCGTTTCATGCCCAGCGCATCGATCTCGTAAATCAGACGGCCATCCACTTCCAGCTTGTAGTAGGTGACCGCGACCGAGTGTTTGATCTCGGACTTGTCACCCGGCTTCCAGTCACCCATGTCGACCTCTTTGAGCCGACCGCGAAGGGTGACCACGACTGGGGTGATCTTGCCTTTCAGGCCCTTGAACGCGCCTCGGAAAACGCTGTTGAAGGCAGTGCCATCAGCCAGGCCGAAAAACTTCAACGACTCCCGGCGCACGCCCGTTGTTGTGAAGTTGGCTTCCTGCTTCTCCATGCCCATATCCAGCTCAACTGGAGCATCCATGCCTCCAGCCCGGTGCTCTTCCGTCTTGATCGTCAACTTGGGCAGCGTCAGGCTTGGAACATCGCCTTGGAAGCTGACGCCGTCGACGAACAGGTTCAGGTTGCTCAGTGTTTCGGGAATCATCGCCATCGTTGCAGTTCCTTAAGCGGCAGAGTCGAGCACTTCGGTCAACCATTGATTGGTGACTTCGACGCGGAAGTTGGGGTTTTCGGCAGGTGGAACGTCGGTGAATCGGATGTTCCAGAACACCTTGCCCTGCTCCAGCTGGCTGGCCGTGTTCAGTTCGGTGTCCGCGAACACTTCAAAGTTGATGATTGCGCCCTGATTTTTCAGGTCACGCATGAACGCCTGCAGGCCCTCGGTCACGTCCTTGATGTAGGTCGCAGTGATCGAACGGTCGACCGCCCACTTGTGCCCGTAGAGGATCGCGTCCATGACGATGTCCATGGTGCGGACACGGGTGACGAACGCCCACTTGGGGTCGCTGCTCAGGGTGCGGTTGCCCCACAGGCGATAACCGTCATCACGGATGATGGTGGCGATGTTCGCGTTGTTGAGCAGGTTGGCGCGGCAGGTTTCGTCGCCGTCCAGAAACTCGATGGGCCGGGTGGTGCCGGTGATCCCGGCGAACTCTTTATTCGACGGCGAGGCCCAGAAGCCATACTCCGCGTCGGTCCAGGCGAACAGACCCGCCACCCAGGCAGAGCCCGGCGCATCTATTGTCTTGCTGGTCGCTGTATCCCAGTACTGGACACCGGGGTCGACCATGAAGGAGCGCTTGCCGCCGAAGTTCTTGGCATACGCCATGACCGCTTCGTCTGTGGTGTTGGGGCCATCGAAGATCGGCAGCGCCCGCAGTTTGTCTGCCAGTGCAGCCATGGCGGTGCCGACCGCCAGAATCGAGCTGTGCTTGGGCGCGATCAGCAGTCGCGGCTGGGCGTTGAAGCGGCTCTTGCCGTCGAGCAGTGCCTGGAGCCCGGTGCGCGTGCCATCAGCTTTGACACCGCCGATGATGGCGGAAGTTTGCAGGGCAGCATCGTCCAGTTTGGCAACGCCACAAGCAACGATCACCGCCTTGGCCCGCACGTACACCGCCTGACAGGCTTTGGTGATCGCCGAGTCAGGACCAAACGCTGCAATGGCTTCGCGCTCGGACGTGATCAGCACCAGGTCATTGGCCTTGGCGCTGTACGCCGGGGCCTCGGTGAACGTATCGACCAGACCGATGATTGAGGACGTGGGCAGCGAAATGGTACGTGCGCCCGTGTCGACGTTTGTCATGGTCACGCCGTGGAAGAAACTCATAAGACGATCTCCAGAAACGAAAAAACCCCGATCAGGGGGGTTGGTGGTGGAATGCGAATAGCGGGTAAGAAAACGCCCCATCAGTGCGGGGCGTCAGGTGCTTTGCTGATCGTCGTCGCTGACGTTCTGCGCAGGAGCTTCCGGCTTGGGCGGCTCGTAAACGAATGGATCGGCAGGCGGCACCGGCCATTCAAAGTCCAGCGGATAGCCAGGCTTCGTGTCGAGCTGCGCGAGTTCGACGCGGTATAACCGCTGCGCCTTAATCTCGGCGCTGATAGCAGGCAGCGCCGTTTGCTGCTCGGGCGTCGCGACGCCCAGATCAACGGCGTCTTGCAACGTTTCCAGCTCGACGACCAACTCGTTGATTCGCGCCGTAGCTGCAGCAGAAAGTCCGCCACGCTCGCACATGACCTGTACCTGCACCGTCTGGAGCGTCGGCTCTTGGACCTCACCAAACTCACCGGCCAGCGCACGTTCAAACAGCTCTACACCATGAGGCTCGGTATCGTGGGGAGAAGCCGCGAACGGCGTCTCTCCATAGATCTCGAACACTTCTTTGAACGCCACCATCAGAACGATGGACGAATGAGCCTGATCGGACCAGCGAGGATCGCGGGCGCTTAATACTGTTCTCATAGTTAACCTAATTGATTCGTTGAAAGAGCGTGCGCTCAGTACCGTTAAACGCGCCATGAGCACGCCAGGTCCCTATGCCAATGGTTCCCGAGTTACTACTTGCGCCGTCGCCTGCAGCTGTAGAGCTGTAAAGAAGGTTGTTGCCGGGAATCGATGTACCTTGGTTTATAGAATTACCATATGTATTGATTACTCGTGCGAATGCATACTGACCAATGCCAGTCAGTCCAAGTCCCGCAACTTTCGTCGCCAGGTTAATATCGCTTATCAGATCGCCGTAATCAGCGCCATCTACTGAAAAACGGACACTGCCGGCATTGTTGTAACCTAGCCTCAGTTTGAAATTACCCATATTTGCGCCGCCACCCTGCTCTACAGGGGAGAAGCCTAGACGGGTCTGCAGGTAAAATATTCCGCCGTCGGACGACCGCCGCATGTAGGGAAAAGCAACATCACCGCTGGCAAACCCTACGTGGGTGATTGAATCAGCAATTGCGCGAGACGAGTCGCGTGCATCGACCTCAGCCTTGGTATACGCATTGTTAATCCCGTAGGCAGCAAGCGTGGAGCCTACGTTCGCTTTACTACTGGGGTCAAAATTGCCCGAGTACCAGAGATTGCCAAAGTCTGTTTCGTCAACTGTGATTTTAACGCCAACAGCGGAATGACCTATTTTTATCAGGTTGCTTTGCTGCCCGACTCCCGTGCCCGCTTGAACAGGAACATACCCCAGCCTTGTCTGCAGGTGGTAAACGCCGCCATCAGTGGATCGACGCATATAGGGATATTTGACATCATTGCCCGCAAACCCGACAACCGTAATGCCGTCCCCAGTCGCCTTGCCCGACAGTCTTAGATCGGTTTCCTCTTTGGTGTAGCGCTGCGCGTCCCGAGTATCAACCTCAGCTCTTGTATACGTATCAGCCTTCGAATAAACCTCCGTCTTCAAGGCACGCTCAGACACACGCCGATCAACTTCTGCTGACGTATAAGCGTCATTAATACCGTAGCCGGAGAGGGTTTCAGCACGATCCGCTTTTTTGTCGGGGTTAAAGTTGCTTGAATACCAGAGCTTTCCAAGATCTGTCTTATCAACAGTCGCTTTCAGGTCAGTCCCGCTCCATCCGATCTTCACCGCGTTGTCCAATTGGCCCGCACCGGTGCCTTGTTGCACAGCGGTAAACCCCAGCTTGGGTTGTAACGCCGCAACCCGCGTATCGATCTCGGTCTTGCTGTAGGCATCGGCAATGCCGTACCCGCCCAGTGTGGTCGGGTTGAAACCGGCCATCACCAGGCCGCGTCGGTCTACCGTAACCCGGTTGTAAGTACCGGGCAAAACGCCAGTTGGACCTGCCACTTGCTCGAACACCAGCGCAGTCGTACCCAGGGTAATTGGCGCGTTTGTCGTCAACTGCCAGAGCGTGTCGAACAACGTGTCACCCTGCTCGACGCTGACCATCAGGTTGGGCGTCACCTCGGCGCTTGCATCCGCGTCAACAACGCGCAACCAGGCATTACCTGCGACGACTGAGTACAGGCCATTGTCTTTACCGCTGGCCTGATTTTTCACCAGTACCCGGTCACCTGCGACAAGCGCAATGCCATCGACCGTCTGAATGCCAGCAAGGACAATCGGGCCGGTGGTGGCAGCACGAACAGATTGCTTGTTGTCGAGTTTGGAAAGCTCCTCCTGAATCCGCAGATCCACGAAGGAACGTGTGGCCAGCACAACCGTTGGGTCAATGCGCAGCTCGACGTTGCTGGTATTGCTGACCAGCAGGTTGATGCGCACGATCTGCGTGCGTCCAGAACCTTGAGCCAGCAATGGTTTGAAGGACGGCGCGCAGTTCGCAACCGCCACCAGATCCCCTTCCGTATCGTACAAGCCAATTTCACGAATCCAGAAGCCGCCCACCTCTGCCGGGATAACCTGCTCGGCGATGATGATCGCGTTGTTGGCTGGATCAACCTTGAGCTGATTGAGCGGGGCACGGCGGCGCTCGTTGATCAGTTTTTTCTGTGAAGCATCGGGCACCGGATCGGTGCCATTGGCATCACCCACACCCATTTGAGCTATTTTCCAAGGCACGCCGAGGGCATCGGCATTGGCCTGCTTGGCCGCACCGATATTGGTCAGGGTGGCAAAGAATTGCGAAGTCTGATCGATCATGCGAAGACATCCAGAGTATCGATAGTGGTTTCACGCCCACCCAGCCCCATATGCCCCGAGACTTCAATGTCACGCGGTACAGGTGGATAGACGTCGATTTCGTCGCCTTCGGAGACCGAAGCGGCTAGGTAGAAACGGCCGGTCGTTTCAAGGCTGATGGCCAGTTCCAGCATGTGACGGCTGACAGGCTTGGCGTCATCGATCAGGGCTGTCAGTTCCTGATACATCTCCTCGGTGATGCCGGTGTCCAGCACACCCACCTTGAGGGCAAAAGTACCGGGGATTCCCTCAGGTACGGTCTGCCACCACTCCAGGACATCAATGAGATAGCCAAGCGGTTCAACCACTCGGCGTATCGCACCAATGGTCCCCTTGCGTTCATGGATGAAGAACGACGCGGCAATGGCTGCACGCTTTACCGGCTCAGACCATGCTTCATCCCAGCGGTCCACCGACCAGGCCCACGCCAGGTGATAGAGCAAGTGCGCGGGACAGGTCTGCGGGTTGTACAGCGTGCGCAAGGGAATCTTCGGGACTTCATCCGTGGCAACCTCAATGGCGCGCTCAAGCGGGGAACTGTTGAGGGGGAGCAAGCTGGACATCTCAACTACCCCGCGTCACGGTGAATGCTTCACACCAGGCGGCCTGCGCCTTGGTCGGGCGGATGTCCTTCCAGTCCTGAAGATCAACCCGACTGACGCCGCTGATGTGCAGCTGCGCGTCAATGCCGGATCGAGCCACCTCAAGGCCCAGACGTCTCCTGGGGTTGATCCAGGCCCCCAGCCGGTTCTTGCATTCAGCCAGAGTAGCCTCAGTTTCAGGCCCGCTCCCCACCATGTGGACGACAGCATTGATGCGGTAAGGCAAAATCTCAGCGCTCTGAACGGTCAAGCGATCCCCCAAGGGACGCACATCCTCGTCACTGAGGTTGAGCCGAACCGTCTCCAGCAGATCCGCTCCAGCTACACCACTGCCTTCCAACGCTAGTACCGTAACCACCACGGCTGCCGGTGATGGGCTTTCCGCAGTGGCGTCGGCCACCAAACCTGAGGCGTTGCGTGCGTGAAGGATGTAGCTGTTTCGTGGCCCCGCCGTGGTCAGTCCCTCGTAGGCAAGCTGGACACGCTCCCGAAGCGCATCGTCTTCTTCCATGACAGCTGCAGTGGGAGGCACTGCAACAGGGTCTGCTGCCTGGATCTCCAGACGTTTGAGGTTGACGTTGGCTGCCAACTGATCAAGATCGGCTTTCTGGGCATATGCCAGCATCAATGACTTTGCCGCGTCGTTGACACGCGCACGGTTCTGAAGCCGTCTGTAAGCCCCCAGTTCGAGCAACTTGGTGACCGGGTCGCTTTCCAGCAAAGCGCTCCAGTTGTCGCCCATGTATTCGCGAAAGGCGGCTAGCTCCCCCTGATATTCTTCTTCAAAGTCCAGGTCCTCAAGCACTTGCGGCGCGGGCAGCGCCGACAGTTCAATCAAGCTCATGCCGTCACCTCCAACACCGCATTGTCACCCAGATACGTCCCCTGCAATTCCAAGGTGACCTGGCCGTTCAGGACCGCAATCACCCTGACACGCTCAAGTCTCAGGCGAGGTTCCCAACGGCCTAGCGATTTGGCCACCTCGGCCTGCACCGCGCTTTTCCAGCCCTCGTTCACAGGCAGATCGACAAAGCGCCGGATCTTGCTGCCGTACTCCGGGCGCATTCGGCGGCTGCCCACAGGAGTGCCCAGAATGTCTTCGATGGACTGCCGCAGGTGCGTCAGGCCGGAGACAGACTGACCGGTACGGCGATCCATTCCGATCATGAGTTACTCCAGCGGTTTAAGGTCCGGGTGTGCACGCAGGTACTCCAGCGCGACGGTGTCATCGACCTGCGCCGTGGCAATGCCCTTGGCGACAGCAAGGGTGCGGTCATCCGGCAGAATCAGCGTGCGCGAGGTGAACAGCGTGTCTCGATACATCCGCACCGCTACAGCGGGCGCGGGATGAGGCAAGGCGTCAGTAGCTGATATCGCCGTGGGGGTGACCTGGCCTGTTGGGGCTGCCGGTTGGTCACCAGAAGTCTTATCGATTTTTACGGTCGCCATGGGTTATCTCCAGACATTAAAAAGCCCGCAGTGCGGGCCGGGTCAGTGCTTGTGGTTCGGGGTGTTGCCACCGGTGTCGATGATCTGGCCACCGCCGCGAATATCACCGGCGACGGCGAGCGTTCCGCTGATCGTGACGTTTCCGTCCAGCGTGATCGTGGCTGCCTTGGCGGTGATCGTTCCGGAGGTCGCGCTGATAGAGTCGTCAGTCACAACGGCCGAGCTGGCTCCGACGGTGACAGTCACCGTCCCGGTAGGCAGATCAATCGTGTAAGTGTTGGTCTGCCAGTCGTAGATCAGGGAACCGCCGTCGTCGAAGCGCCAGACTTCCACATGATCGCGATTGTCAGGCTGGGCACCGGCATTGCCATACAGCCCCGGAATGAACGTGCCTTGCGACACGTCACCGCTGGCACTGAGCAACGTGCCCTGTTCACCAAGGGTCGGTGCCCGCCAGTGCCTTGCCTTCCCTGCCGCCACGCTGTGCCAGCGCACCCAGGCGCTGACCCAGTCACCATCCGAAACACGGCATACCGGAGGTGACGCGGCAAGGTCCAGCGCAACGACATAGCAGTCCTTCACCACACCAGCCAGCATGCGGTCATGTTCAGCCAACGCGAAACTCATCACATGTCCTCAGGCGACTGGTACTGATCTTCGTTACCACGTCCGGTGTCCGGACTGAAGGCAAACACCAGAGTGCCAGGCGGCTCATTAGGCCAAGGCCATTCCTCCTCGCCGAGGTAGATCCCTTGGGTCCATTCGACGACCCAGACCGCGTAACCGTCCAGTTCAGGACGCGACCAGTCTTGTGCGGCTCTCACGAACTCGGCGGGCTCGACCTCAAGCCCCCAGGTTTGCAGCCTCAACAATACTGCCAACTGAGTGGCTGCAAAGGCGGCCTGCTGCTGGCATTGCTCGCGTTCGGACCCCACGATCACCCGTGCTTCGAACCGGGCAATCAGGGCCGTTTCCCCGGTGCCCTGATCAATGCCGGGCTCAAACTCCACCAGCTCGATCAGCACGGCCGGGACGAGGATCTGCTGAAGCATATCCGGCATGGTGCCGACGTACTCAAGACCGGGAATCGCGGCCCTGATGTGTCGTTCAATGGCTTCGTACAGTGAATCAAGATTGAACGCTTGGTCAGGCACGGGCAGTTCCTTTCAGGTACTTCTGCAGCTCGTAATTGAATTCCTGCTTGAGGATCTCCAGCAGGCGCTCATCAGCACGTTTCACCCAGTTATCAAAATGTGGCCTCGCCTCTTCAAGCGATACCTTGGCTTTGGCCAACGGAAAGCGGCTGCCATTTTCTTCGATGAACCCGGAGCGGCGTTTGCCTTGCCGCGTTTCGGCGTACGCGCCTGAGTCGAAATGCTTGCTCGCGGTCCGGATCCAGATATCAGGACTGCCGCCATAAACCGTTTTGAAGAACGCCCCCTGATAACGGCGACCGGCAACGGATACGCCGGTACGGCTCTGCCGCGCACGGCCGATACGACTGGCAGAAATGGCATCCAGACCAAACCAGAGCTTGCCGCGCATCGTGCCACCGCTCACCGGGTAAGCCCGGAGGCGTTGCCGCACAGCTGCGACGGCGATGCGTTCCTGGCGCCCCACCGCTCTTGCGATGTGCGTGCGCAACCAACGGAGCGTCTTGTTGATGGCGCGCCGCTGGGCCGCTGCTGCTGCTTTGGGAACCGCCGNNNNCCGCCGCTGCAAAGTCCTTGAACGCTTCCAGATCAGCCGAAGATGGCTGCAGGGTGATCATGCCATCCTTGGCCGACTGCTTGTAGAAGCTGCCTACGCTCATGGGTTAATCCTCAGAATCAACGTGATCAACGCATCGCCACCCGGCTCCTGACGGACCAGCGTGTACGTACCACCGCCGTCCTGCACGGGCAGATCGATACGTACCTGCTGCCGCTCGACAATGCCCTGCGCGTCGGCTACCCGAATGACCAGGTGTGGTTCGCGCAGCCCGGTATTGATGCGGCCCAGCTTGGGTTGCAGCCAAGGTGCCGAGAACATGCCCGACACCTCGCGCCCCTCAATGAACGCCGTGTCGCTAAGGACATCGAACACGGCGTCATCCAGGGTTTCGATCAAGTCACGGAACGCCATGACTACAGCGTCAGGCGGATCTGCGCCCGAGGTCGGGTGCAAAGATGCAGCGGGTTGGACTGTGCTTCACCCGCCACGCCCTTGCCGAACGGCAGCGTTTCCAGCTTGCTGTAGTACGGGATGCCCTGCGTGTTGACTGTTTCCATGTAGTCCGCTGGAGCGAAGGCCGAGATGTACAGGTCCGGGACACCCTCGGGCACCAGAAGCGCCTCGTCGTCATTCACGAAAGCGATACCGGCGACCTTGCCACGGTAGCGTTCCCAAACGATCCCACCGAACTCGAAACTTTCGCGAGCATCGCCACGCAACTCGGACGCCTGCGCCGAGTTGAGGTAGGTCTCTTTGACCGACGTGTGAACGATCATCTTGTTCCAGAAGTGCTTGCCGCAGAATGCCCGCGAACCACTGGTGGTTACGCTGCCCAGCGCATCCTCCTGCATATCCAGCGCCTCGCCTGCTTTGACGCGCAGTTCCGTTTTCTCGTCGTTCAGGCCCATGGACAGGCTCTGACGCTGCACGCCAAAGGCCGCGTAGATGTCCAGCAGCACGGTTATGCCGTCTGCATCCAGCACTTGGCCATTCAGTGCGCCCATGCGCTGGAACTCGTGAGTGGCGTCGAGCTGACGGCGGGCACGAGCCAGCCGGGTGTTGATCACATCCTGCACGGCCTGCAGTTCAGTGCGGGAACCGAATGCGCGGATGCCTTGAATCTCATCCGCCCGGATCGTGAAGCGCTCCGGCAGGTGGACGGTGTTGAATGGAATCATGCGACGCTTCGTGCCAGTGACCACAAGACCAGAGCTGCCACGCTCACCGGCCGGGACCAGCGCCAGGGTGTCGCCGTCCTTTTCGATCTGCACGGTCAAGGTCGCGATGCCCTCTTCCTGAAACAGGCCAAGGCTGCTGATGCGACCGGGCAAGTACGGTTGTTCGTTGATGGCAGCGGTGAGCGTGGCGACGCTGAATGCTTCGTCGTCGAAAATGGCGATATCGGCCATGGGGGTATTCTCCAGAAAAACGAAACCCCGCAAATGGCGGGGTCGGATAAACGAAAGTGAATCAGGGTTTTGTGGCCGATAAATCGATCAGCGAAGGAAGATGAACTGCTTGGCCAGCGCCTTTTCAGCGTCCAGATCCAGACCGGTCAGCAGCGTCTCTGCGACCTCGGCCAGTCGCACGACGGCGCGACCACGGCGAACGATATCGGACTCAGGAAGCGGTGCGAAAAGGATCGCTGTGGCGATCTCGCTGCCGTCTTCGGCGGTCGGATCATAGGGCGCGAACTCGCCGGAGGCTGCAACCAGACCCAGCAACTGGCCCGCATTCAGGGCCCCACTGGCTGCCACGTTGATCGACTCTCGCGAGATGTTTCCGGGACCTTCGGAAAGAAGGAATTCACCGGCATGGATAGGCTCCATTTTGATGGTCATGGACGTGCTCCTGTAGCGGTCGGTTTCTTGCCACCCTGCGCCGCCCTGCGGGCCGCGTAGATGTCGTGGTGATCGGGTTGTTTGGCCTGGACCTTGGCCGGTGGATCGTCCTGCAGCGGCAGGCTGTTATCGATTTCAAAGCCCTTGCCGCTGCTGACCAGCTTCTCAAACAGACGCGCCTGCACGGCCTGCTTGTCCAGACCTGCGCTGACGAATTCGGCAGTCAGCTCCGGCAAGCGAGCCGCAACACACAGGTCGCGCACATCCTTGGCCTGGGTGATCGCCGCCTGCACCGTTGCTTGATCGGCAAGCTTGGTGGACGCAATCAAAGGCTCAATCAGGTTGTTGATGCCCGCCGCGCCGCAGGCTTTCGTAATCATCAGCGCCAAGGCGGATGCATCAGCCGGTTCAGGATCAGTTGGCAGGTCGTCCTCTTCAGGCTCAGGTTCTGCGGCATTGAGCTGATCCAGCAGGGCCTTCGGTGTCTGGCGGAAACGCTGTATGGCAGCGCCCTGCCCCAGGCAGGCTTTGACCTCTACCCCGGCCCCGATCTCATCGGCCAGGCCAAGTGCCAGTGCTTCCGGCGCGGTGAGCCAGGTTTCAGCGTTGACCATGCGCCGCAGCTCGACCTCGTCGATGTTCGGCGACTTGGCCTTATACGCCGCGATGATGGCTTCCAGCGTCTGGTCCAGCACATCGGCGACCTTGCGCAGGTCCTCGGCATCACCGGCTGTGTAGGTCCACGGGTTGTGGATCATCAACATGGCGTTGGACGCCATGACCATGCGGTGTGCGCCACACGCTGCAACACTCCCGGCACTCGCTGCCAACGCATCAATCCGCGCCGTGCAGCGCTCGCCCAAGCGGTTCAACGCGTTGTGAATCGCCAGCCCGTCGAACAGATCACCACCGATGGTGTTGAACGCCGCAATGATGGGCGACACGCCGTCATCAATGGCTTTTAGGTCCTGAATGAACTGGTTGGCCGTGATGCCCCAGCCGCCGATCTCACCGTAGATGTAGATCTCGATGGTGGTCTGCTCGGCCTGGGTTTCAGCCTTGATGCGGTACCAGTTCTGGTCCTCGACCGCCAAGGCAACCGGAGCCTTGTTGAAAATGCGAAACGGCAACAGCGGTTTCATGGGTTCTCCTTCTCGTCGGGGTCCTCATCGAACGCCGACAAGGTGCTGTAGTTGAGGCCCAGTCCACGGGCACGAGCCGCGTCAGCGGCGTTTTCTTCGTCCACGATCTCGGCATCAGTGCCGGTGCGCAGGCACATCTCGCTGCGCGAGGCGAGCCCCGCGTTGATTTCCATCGTTCTTGATTGCACGTCCTGCACCGGGTGAATGTAGGACCAGCCTTGCGGCACCCAGCGCGTGCGCAGGTATTCACGGCGGCGTGCCGCGTAGTCGTCCAGTTGCAAAGCACCCGACAACACCGCCATGTCCATCCATGCCGCCCGCACGGGACGGCACAGTTGGTGGACATACACGCTGAACTGCAGCTGCTCCAGACGCCGACGAAACTCATTGAGCACCACGCGGATGGTGCGGTCGTTGACGCCCCGCATGTCGCCGGTCATCAACTCATAGGGCAACCCAGCACCGGCAGCAGCAGCCATTAGTTGCTGCCGCATGAAGTCGGGGTAGTTGTTGCCGCCATCGGGCGGTGTCGAGAACTCGACCTCCTCCCCCGGCAGCAGCTCCTGCATCGTGCCAGGCTCCAGCGCAACCATCGGCGTGAAGCCATCGCCCCCGACCTTGATGGGCGCGCCCGTCAACGGGTCAAGCATGGGCGGACCGTCAGTAGCAGGCTTGCGAATGAAGCCCGCGAACAGGTTGGCCACCTCCTGACGGAACAGGACAGCATCGTCGTAGTTGTCCAGACTGCGCAGGCGCTTCAGCACCGGTGCCAGTCGAGGCACACCACGAAGCTGGCCGGGCTCCACCGGCTCAAAGATGTGCAGCATCTGGCTGGCCGGGATACGCACCAGCATGTTGTATCCGGCGTTAATAGAGGTCATGTCACTCGGGTGCGATCGATAACACCAGTAGGCCACCCGCTTGCCGAATCCGTTAAATTCGATCCCGGCGCGGATAATGTTGCCGGTACTGGTCACCTCAAACTTGTCATGCGGAACGAACTCGGGTGCCAGGCATTGCAACTGAAAGGGCACTGCCAGGCCGTCGTCCATGCGCCTGGGTCGCAACCGGACGAAGCATTCGCCCGACTGCTCGACCGTCCGGGCGATCAAGGCTTGCTGGCCGTAAAAATCGGTCAGTTGATCGGCATCGGATTCGTCTACCCAGTCCTCCCACGTCTCCTGAAAGATACGGCGCAACTCCTTGTCCGCGATCCTGGGCTGCGGAGTGATGCCGGTGCCGATCAGGTTGCTGACCCTACGATCAATGGCATTGGCCGCATAAGGGTCATTGCGCACTGCGGCTCTGGAGCGGGAGCGCAAGTTGCGCAGCGCGGGCATGATCAGGCTGTTGACGCCTGTATCAGGTGCGTCCCAGGTGGCAGATCGGCGACCGTCGGCAGCGCCTTCATAGCTGGCCTTGATGCGCTCCGGCACCAGAAAGCCTGAGCGCGACAGCGTAGGGTAACGAGTGCTCACAGGCCTTTGCCTCCGTGGTATAGGCGGACAACCCGCGAGCGTGGACCGGCAGCGTTGGTCAGGCTGGTGCGGATCAGATCGCGAGCCTGGATCAGCTCATCAACCGAGCGGTACTCGACCGTCCGATCTGCGTAACGCACGATCTTTTCACCACGCCCTATCGCTGCCTCGACGGCATCAAGGTGCTTCTGGGTGTAAGCCATATCAACGTCTCTTCAAATAGCCGCTGGTGGAGGCGCGGCGTTGCGTGGGTTGCTGGGGTTGCGGAGTCGGACGATCTGGCGCTTGAACGGCAGCAGCCACAGGCTGGGGTCGAGGTTCCGGCCTCGGCTCAGGTTTTTGCTCGACACTCAGACGCTCTGTCACAGGGGCTTTTGCGTGACCGGTGTCGTCGAATAGACCGGCTTGCGCCAAGGCATTTTTGAGCCTGGCCCAGTTGTGTTCCCCGTAGCGATGCAGCCCCAGGTAATGCGCCATCGCGAGGCTGTACACCAGCAGGTCCAACGCTTCGTTGCGTTCTGCCTTGCCCTTCACCCACTCGATGCGCTTGAAGCCTTTGACGTAGCGAGTAACCTTGCGCTCGGCCACGCATTGGGCGAAGAAGTCATCGGGTAAATCCCTTGGAAAGTGCAGCGCGCCCGGCCCGCTTTCCAGGTGGTAGCGGTTGTAGATCCAGTCCTTTGCCGTGTCGGTGCCGACCATCCACAGCTCCGCACCGTTGCGCTCGGTCTGACCTTTCCATGTGACGTCTACCAGTGAGGGCCGTTGAGCGATCACCGGTTTGCCGGGTTTGCTTGCGCCTTTGATGGCGAAGACATTGCGCCAGCGTCGAACGCGACAGAACTGATACACCTCGTGAGTGTGGTGCCCCCTGAGTCGACACCCGTTGCCAAGATCGCCAAGCTCACGCCACACGGGTGGCGGTAGCGCTCTTTGAGCTTTTCATCCAGCACTAGCCAGGTGCGATCATCGGAGGGATCGCCCATGATCACTTGGAAGTCAACGATCCAGCGCTCCATGCCTTCGCCCCAGCCAACCACCATCATTTCCAGACGGTTGGCCTGCACGTCGACAGAGGCTGTAAGCGACAGAACACCAGCGGGCATAGAGCCCAGCACGTAGTTTTCCTGCAGGGCTCGGGCTTGCAGCACGGCTGCTTTGGTCTGCTCCTGAGCGCTGTCCCAGACCTTGGCGAGACGGGTGTTGTAGAACACCTGCATCGGTTCAAGGTCGCCACGGTCCTGAGCCTTTTTGGCCTTTTCATATTGCTTCGCGAGCGTGACCCAACTCGTCCAACCGAGTGGTGCATACAGCGCATTGAGATGAAAACCGACGGTCTCCCCGTCGCCCTGGGCATGTGAGCGCCATTCGCCACGGGCGAGCATGTCCCCCTTGTGAAACTCCTCGATCAGGACGTCGCAGCCAGGACCGGCGCACTGGTAATGAACGGTGCTGAAGTCCGGCGAGTACAGCAGGCGCTCCCACTCCAGCGTTTGCATGTGCCCACATGTTGGGCATGGCACGTAGTAGTAGCGCTGGTCGCTGGTCGAGAACAGGTCATCGATACGCGAAGCGCCTTTAATGGTCGGCGAGCTGGAGAAGTAGAACTTGGCGTTGCGCCCGAAGGTACTGCCCCGCGTTTCGGCCAGTTCTATCGGATCACCCTCTTGATCGACATCCACGTCCCAGCGATCCACCTCATCACCGTAAACAAACCGTGCCGAAACTTCGGAAAGGTTGGCTGCAGAACCGGCTGTGGTGGCGTACAAAGATCCGCCTTCGAACTCTTTGGTGTCCATCGTATTGCGAGCGTCCCGCGACCGCGGTGAAGCCACACGCTCGCGCAGAACGGGAGTCGCTTTGATGGTTTTGCTGATCCGCGATGACACACGCTTTGCCAGAAAGAGGCTGGGGAGCAATGCCAGGATGTTCGATGGCGACAGGTGGATCAGCGCGCCGATCCAGTTCAGCGCAATCTGGGTTTTCATCAACTGCGACGCCACCATGGTAACCACCCGCTTGCACGGGTGAGCCGGTGACAGACATCGCATTGGCTCACGCGCATACGGCGTGCGGGCCGTCCGGTATTGGCCAGGCTCTGCTGCGCCGGTGTTACGCGGGATGCGCATGTACTCATCGGCCCATTCATCGACCCAGAGTTCCGGGTCGGGCTCAAGCCCACGGCAATACGCTTCGCGGTAAACCTCGGCACCGTCTGCATATCCAGTGGGCATAGGTCTATTTCTCGGTCATGGCATGTTCAAGGTCAGCGGTGGTCATGCGAATAGCATCCTCAAAGACGCGGCGGAATGCTCCCGTCAGGTGTTTTTCGATTTGCCACGGGTCGGTCATTGCAGCCAGCTCGGGGGCCAATTGAGGAGAGAGGCCGAACATGAGGTCGCGCACGGTGCGGCCAGCGGTGAAGGCGGCTTTTGAAACCGCTTCCCGCAAAACCAGATTGCCTTGGACCTTATGAAACTCAGACTCGGCCAGCCGCCCGAGGTAGTACTCGCGATGCGCTCTGGACTTCTGAAAGTCCGGGCCTTTACTCGGGGGCTGCACCGCAGGTGTTTCGGCGCTCGGCAAAAGCTCGCTGTAGACACCGCGATCAATGCGACCCTCTTCATGGCGGGCCGCGACAGCGGCTTTGCTCGGATCGGCAGAGTCGGCCAGCAGCGCTTCGGTTGCTTCCAGTTCCACCTTCCCGTCCGGCGTGAGAACCAAGCGTTCCTGCTTTGCCAGTTTGGAAACGTAGGATTTGGCCCAGCCGCGCCGTGCTGCGAAGTCCGACTTGCTGATCACTGTCATACTGAAATGTCCTGTTCACCCAATGAATACGGGGTGTTCACCTGTTCACCGCAGTTCACTAAGCTGGTGAACTGTCCGCTAACCGAGTCCCGCGAGTCCGCAGCCCCGTATACCCCGAAATACCCCAGGGTCCCCGCCACTTTGGGATTTACAGGGTGTCAGTGCTTGATTGCGGGCGAGGAATGGTCGTTGCAAACCTCAACGCCTTGGCGCTGATCATGCTCCACTCCACTGTGCAGTTCGGCCTGATCATGAGGCTATGGGTTGTAAGACAAAAAAAGATTGTTTATAAGATTGGATCCAACCAAGAGGAATTACACATGAAACCAGGCTTCGACATAGGAATCTTGAGCTTCGCCCTACCACTGGCTTTTTGCCTCCTGTATCTAGCTGGACGTCAATTACGGACTTTTGGCGCTTGGATGGACAACACTGATCGCCCGAAAGAGCGAGCCAAGGCCTATTTGGTCATAGCCGCTATTTTTGGGTTCATTATTGGAAGCATGATGCAGCCGCTTTACGATAGGAGTAGTGAATGCTCTGCAGTAGGCCAACCCATAGTTCCATGTCTCTTCAATAGCTCTATCTAACCAACGCAACCCGATTGGAGGTCAATTCCAATCGGGTTTTCAAAAGGCGCTCATGATCACCACTTTCGTGGCCCGAGCATTCCCCTTCCTGCTTGTCTGAACCAGATGGACTTCACTATTCATGATCACTCAGAGCCAAGAACAAGAAATGGCAGTGTCTGATATTTTGGTGCGGCCTAATTGCTCTGGCTGCGCAGGATCTGCGCGTCGACCTGATCGGCGCAGGTGTCGAGCAGCTTGATGGCCTGATCCTTCAACTCCCACACGTCACCGTTCGAACGAAGATCTGCCTCATCGGTGTTGATACGCTCGCAAGGAATCAGCTCAGGGGGCTCGATTCGGACCGCTGACGTTTTTGTGACCACCACCGGCTTTGCCGCGCAGGCCGTCAGGCAAAGGCTGAGAAGCCCAATCACGAACGGGCTTGCTGTTGCGCTTGAGGTCTTCAAATTCTTTCCTCGCCTGTTTGGCTTTGTTTTCGCTGGCCTTGATCCGTTGATTCAGATCCTTCAGATAGGCGGCGTTACGTTGGGCCTCAGCCCGAAGCGTGGTAATGGTGGCCTCGCTTTCAAGGTTGGCGTCGAGCGCTTTCTTCTTGGCTGTGGACTCAACTTCCACCGCGCCGCGCAATGCGACGATCTGGCTCTGCTGGATGCCAACGAGCAACAAGCCCACCAGCGTGATGATGATTGCAGCAGCGATGGCTTTCATGTGATGTCCACCTTGCGGCCAATGAATCGGGTAACCAACTCGCGAATGGCCGTGACACCGAGAAAACCAATCGTTCCACCTGCAGCCACCGAGAGGCTGGGCGGCCAGGTCATCCATTCAATCAGGCTGGACGCGACCAGGCTTAACGACCCGCAGATCAGCGCTTCAAAAAAGATCCGACGCTTACTGGTTTCTTTGGCGTCGTAGAGGATGCGCAGTAGAGAGACGATGATTGCCATGATCGCGCCCTGCCATAGTGGATTGGAAAGGGCCATCCAGACGTGCGCCCATAAGTCGGGGTTCTTTTCGGGCATGGTGCGCATCCGGTTACCACCCTTCGGGGTGAGCTAAAACAAAAAACCCGGCGCAAGGGCCGGGTTTGGTGGTGTAGTGCGTGTGCCGCTATGCGGTCGCACCTATCGAAGATGACTACTTTTTACAGGTGGATTCCGGTGGCAGCAAGCCAGTATTAATGCCACCGACGAATATGTAGTCAACACAGCACCAACGCCCCGGCAATGTAGACGAATACCCTCAATCGGCCATTCGCTTTTTTGCCCCTGTCCCACTGTCCCACTAGGCTGGAGACAGGTGGGACGCCAGAAGCCCTCGAAAACAAAGCGTTGTCCCACTGTCCTACCTTTATTGTTATTTCTCCGTGTAAAGAGAGAGTATTTAAACGCACGCTGACGCGCGCATAGCGCGTGATGGTGCCCGCTACGCTACATGTGGGAATGCTGGTTAAAGGTGGGACGGTGGGACGGAGCAACGCAGACGGGGCTAAAACCCGTCCCACCGCGTAGATAGGCAGTGGGACGAGGTAGGACAAGCGGGAAATAGCGAGCTNNNNCGGTTGCCGGTCGCGTCCTTCAGGTATTCTTCTTGGTTGGTCGTACCCACGAAAACACACTGGCGTGGCACGTCGTTTGTTCTCCGGCCATAGCTTTCTCGGTAGGTGTCTGTGGAGGCAGAAAAGAACTGCTTGGCCTTGGTACTCTCGGCCTTGTTGAAGCTGTCCAGCTCGCCCAGTTCGACAATCCACTTGCCACGGATCGCCTGAAAGCCATCCTTGTCGCCGAGCGCAAAGGGGGTGTCCATGAACCAATCGCCCCCGAGGATGCTCATGGCAGTGGACTTACCAGCGCCCTGTGCGCCTTCAAGAATCAGCACCGAGTCAGCCTTACAGCCAGGCCGCATTACCCTTGCGACCGCCGAGATCATCCACCGCTTGCCGACCTTTTTGACGTATTCAGAGGGTTCAACCCCCATGACATCTATGAGCCATTGCTCCAGTCGCGGCACTTGGTCCCACTCAAGCTTCTGCAGGTACTCACGCACTGGGTGAAAGGCGTGGTCGTGAGCAACTATGCTCACCGCCTCGATGACGCTGGAAGCTTTGACCCGAAGGTTGTAGACCTGAGCCAGCCACTTCATGACCCGCATATCATCGATATCAGCCCAGTCGCCAGTCCCACCGCCATAAGGCGCGGCCCGCAACTTGACGATCTTGGAGCTGAATGCGCTGAAGCTGATGACACCAGCCCAGCGTTCGTCGTTGCCGAGTATCAGCTCGATATTCTGCATATGGGCAATGAGCGCGCCGTTTTCACTGCGTGCCAACTGGTCTTTCCAACCACCTGCTGCAGGGGGCCTGACGACCGCTAACACCTGACGGCGGACGGCCTCCAAACCCTCGGCGACATGCAGATCATTGAAGTCAGTCCATTTGTCATGACGCTCAACCGAGAAGATAGGCGCAACCACCTGACCACCAACGATCAGAGCCGCGTTGGTGGCCTTTTCCTCGCCAGGGTTCCAAGGCTGTCCATTCGGGCGTTTGGTCTTCCAGTCATCGTCGCGGCAGATGATGATTGGTCGACCAGGGAGACGGTCACGCATCAGCTTCGCGACCGCCAGCAGGTTGCCTGCATCAAAAGCAATGGCGACTCCGTAAGAAGTCGCCATGTGCAGGCTAGCGCCGGTGGCGTACCCCTCGCAGATCAGTAATGGTTCACCCGGCTCAGGCTCGGGGCCGATCAAATGAAACGCGCCCTCCTTTGACATACCGTAGGGCCAGTAGGACTTGTCACGTCCGGTATCCTGTTGCTTTTCCGGGTAAATGACTTGCAGCCCGACTATCTGATCACGGGTGTTGCTCATCGGGACCAGCACAGCGCCTGAACGCGGTGCGTAGCGAACACGAAACCCGACGATCTGCTTGCGATCCAGGTAGGCGCTTTTGCCTTTATCAGGCATGCGTTTGAACATACCGGCAGCCCGACTGGCCGCACGGCGGGCAGCATTGGCAGCGACCTCAGCTGCGCGGCGCTTCGCGTCCTCCTGACGAGCGCGCATGACCTCACGCTCTTCGGGCGACATTCGACCCGCTTTCACCTTGATCTTTTGCGTCTCACCCGAACGCCAGTCGCCAAAACTGCCGAAGATCAGCGACTCGTTCTTTTCGGTCCTATGCTCGTGAATGACGTACCAACCGTTCTTTTCCTTTCCCTTGTCCTGGGATGTCTTGCAACGGGTCAACTTGCCGAACACCAACGGTTGAGCAGGCTCAAGGCCATAGTCAGCGAATTGCCCTAACACCTCATCGAGCATGACGGGCCTCACGCAATTCCAGCAGGGATTGGCAGGTCAGGCATTGCGTGCAGCCGGGCAAAGCCATACGTCGTGCGTCGGGAATGGCCTCTTCACAGGTTTCGCAAAAAAGAAACGAGTGAAGCGCGAGTGCAGGTTTGGCCGCACGCCGAGCAGCGAGGGCTTGGTCTATGCGCTCCTGCACCAGGTCGTTAGCAAAGTCGGCAATGTCAGCCATGATCAGTACCCCGCGTCGTCTGATTGACGTAGGAGGCGCGGTTGAACAACCCGAGCAAGCCCTGAATGCTGCGAAACACCTGCAGACGGATCTCAGCCAGTTCCTGATCGCTCACAACACCGTCGCCGATACTCTTAGCCCACGTCTCGGCAAGGTTCGCGACCTGATGGAAGTATTCTGCAATGCCAGTGGTCAACGTCTCCGGCATGTCGTTGGTATAAGCCTCTGCCAACTCCTGCCAAGTCGTATCACCGACCAAGGCATGCACGGCGTCCAGAATGCGGCGGTCCTTGGTCAGCTCCAGGATCTCGCCGAACTCCTGAATGTTGACTGTGTGGCTTGGGTGGGTTGGTGAAAGCTTGTGTTGCAGGGTAGTGGGGTTTCTGCCGGTGGTGGCGGCAATTGCAGCAGCGCCGCCAGGGTAGTCCCTCGCGGCATGGTAAAGCGCCAGGTCGAGCGGCAGGATCTCCCGCTGCGCCCGTTCAACACAACTCAGAGCAATTCGGCTCATGGCATTAATCCTTGTAAGTTGCCAGTGCCGCGCAGCATGTAGTGGTGATACATTTGCCGCGTGGCTTGAAAGGGTCCACACGCCGGTCATACCGGCACCGTGCCGAGGCAAACGATCCATCGTTTACCTCTGGCGCAACAGCTGCCTGCTCTGTGGTGGAAGAGGCAGCAACTCAAGGCATCCGTGCCTTGAAAACGCGATGAAGACCGACGGATTGCATGTGGTGTGCCCGTCAACCTTAATCGCGGCCCGGCTCCGCTGTGGTGGCGCGTGCTGGGGGAAACTGGGCGACCTTTGGGTCGCCTTTTTTCTATGCAGCTTTAACGACATCAATGCTTTCAGGTGCAGGAAATATCTCAGGTAAATCAGGTCGCAGCTCATGCGGCAAAATAGCGCCAGAAAGTGCTTTGGCGAGCGGCCGAACCTGAGCCACTGGCACGCCTCTATGACGCCAGTTAAACAACCGCTGCGGGCTAATCTCGCATTCGCGTGCGAGCTGCGATGGGCTCTTACCGGCTTCTTCCGCTACCCGCAGTATCAAATCAAAGATCTGATCAGGCGTACTCATGAGGTTACCCACTTCAAACAAAATGAAAGGAACATGCAAACAATACGTTTGTTATCATTTTGATGCAAGCGCTGTAACATTCTGTTTATGAGCAAACAACCGCTATTCCTCAAAGGGCAACGCTTCCGGCAAGCACTGGCAGATTCGGGGCTAACAGGCGCGGAATTTGCGCGCGTGCTGGACCTAGAAAATGAGCAAAACATCACGAACTGGAAGTCTAGGGGCGTGCCAGCCTACATGGCTGGAGAAGTTGCCCGTACCTTGGTCGTGGAGCGTGACTGGCTTGAAGGTAAGGATGTGCCCATGCGCACCGATACCACGGCACGCAACCCGACGCGCGCAGCTGCTAATGAGCCCCCCCTCTACGTACTGGAGCCTCTAGCCCCTTGGGATTCCGATACGCCACTTGAAAACGATGAGGTTGAATTGAGGCTTTACAAGGAGGTCGAGCTTTCATCGGGACCAGGCAAGGTTGCTCGTACCGAAGTCCAAGAGGTCTCTGGACCGAAGCTCAGATTCTCCAGGGCAACTATGCGAACCTGCGGCGTGGATCCGTCGAACGCCGTGTTCGCAACAAACAATGGCGATAGCAACCATCCACTGATCCTTTCTGGCGCTACTGTTGGTATCGATACCGGCATGACTCGGATAATCGACGGAGAGATTTACGCAATTGACCATGACGGGCATTTCCGCATCAAATTTTTGCAACGCTTGCCAGCAGGGATCAGGATGAAGAGCTTCAATTCCTCCGAATACGCTGACGAGGACTATGAGTTTGACGACATATTGGCGCAAAGAATTGTGATTCTTGGACGCATTTTCTGGTGGTCATCCATCCGCCCCCTCAAAGGACCGTCACTTATCTAAAGACAAACAAAATGTGTTGACCGAAAAGCAAACAGATTGTTTACTTGCCTCACTCTTCCACCACAGAGCGAGGCAACACCATGCACACCACAGCCACCACCATTCACGTCCACCCTAGAGTCACCGACCCCCTTCGCGTTTTTGAGGTTCGCCATCTGGCTGTAGTCCATGGCTGCACTTTCATTCCAAGCAAGCCGAAACTCAGAGCCGTTACGAAACCACTTCCCTTCGACCCAAACGACGGAGGGCGGGCAGCATGAGCAAATACAAGCTCGACGCCAACACACTGGCCTTACTCAAAGCGCAGACCAAGCTGACAGAAACGTTCAACCACGTCATTCGCTCTGCAAAGAGCGGTGCCCTGCCCTTTCGCCTCAAGGTCGAACACGCCTCAGCGGAAACGCACTTTAGGGTAGAGGTAGGTAACCAACGCCACTCCCTGACTCTGCAAAACGCCCCGACGATGCACCTCCAGTTGGGAGCTTTCATCGAAGAGATAGCTAACGGCGCGCTCGATTTGGGTACATCCACGGCAAAGCGCATCGATGGAAAATACAGCGTTCTCGATGAGCAACTGAGTCTGCAAGTTTTTGATCTGGTTCGCCGGGGCGGCATGCTCAGCCTGGACGTTGGCCTAGAACAGCCGATTCATGTCTCGATTCATCGCAACAGAACCCGGACAGCAGCTACAACCCTTATGACTATCGGAGTAAGACAACCTCGGACCAAGTGCTTCACGTTGTCCGGTCCAGATGCCGAAATCCATGAAAAGGTCGTTGAGTCCATCAATCACCTGGCCAGCATTGCGACTCCCGCTATGCACGCGGCCTAGGAGGAGTAATGGAACGCACCTTAGCTCAGACCGCCAAGCAACTTGGCATCAGCAGACCAAAGCTCATCGCCATGATGCGGGAAAAGGCACTACTCAATGAACGGAACCTTCCCGCCTATCCAACACGGGACAGCGAGTACATGCGTGTCAAAGACAGCAGCTGGTTCCATCACCAGTTGGGCATGCAGTACAGCCAGTCAACCAGGGTAAAGCAGCCCGGCATACGCTGGCTCGCTGAACAACTGGGGCTGGCTGTGCCTGAAATACCGGCCGACAAACGTGACGTGGCCTAGGGAATACGCTCGCCAGATCGTCGCGCTGCATACGCGGGAGGAACGCAATGCAGCGCTTCTTGAGGTTCCTGAACACCTGCGCGAGCTCACCAAACGGCACTGCCTGAACAGCTGGAACCACCCTAAGCGGAGAAGACCGAATGAACCAAGAAGCGATTGACCATTTGCTGATCGACTTGCTGCGCATTCCGCCAGAACAGCGCACTCAGAACGACGTTGCCGCTGTCATTGCTGGCATGAACTCAGCCGCACTACTTGAAGCTGTTGCGGCAACGCCATTGCAGCATGAGCAAATCAAGTTGCTGGCCATCGCTGAATTTTTGGCATGCGAACTTCAAATGATCGATGCCCACGTCACGCTCGACCTCAGCATCACTGAACCCCAATGGATCCCTCTCACCCTCACGATGCGTCGACCTTGCGCAGGGTACGTATTTGGGCGCGGACGTACAGCACAAGAAGCGCTCATGGACATGTACGACTACATTCCCCCACCCAAAGAAGCTGCAGCATGAAGGACCACAACCAGAATCCGCTACGTCTGATGCCAGCACCGGAAGCGGCCACCGTTGAACTGCTGTATCGAACCTTCGGAGATGTGCTGATCCCCCTAGACAAGCTGCGCGAGCAGTACTTCCGAAACCTCAACGAACGGTCGTTTGTTGCCGAGATTGAGAACGGGCGAATCCCGCTCCCGATCACCACTTTGGACACAAGCCGCAAAGCACCGAAGTTCGCGCACATTCGGCATGTCGCAGCACTGATCGACATCCGCGCATACAAAGCCGATGAAGAGATGGGCAATTCCCAAGCCGAAGCGGACTTACCGACATAACCAAAACGGCTGCCACCACCAGCCGAGCAACCTCATCAGGAGCACACCACATGACGACAATTCAAATCTGCGCGCTGATCGGACTCATCATTTCAGCCGGCCTGCTTTTATGGTTTGGCTACATGATGGGCCGCAGCGACGGCATCAAAGTTGGCACCACGACCGGCGAGCAAACACCCCGCGAACAAGACGTCGTGGCGATAAATGAGCTTGAAGCATCACTCAGGCTGATCCGCACTGACCATGAGCAGTTGGCGCGACACTGCCAAAGGCTTCAGAAAGGCATGGCGTTTGGTGCGCAAGAAAGAGATGTGCTGATCGATATAGCCGAGAAACTGAGAATCGCTGCTGAGACTTTCAGCGCGTTTCGTACCGGCAAAAAGCTGGAACGCGATTGTCTGGCACTCCGGCAGCAGGCGTTGCAAATGGCTGAAGCGCTCGGCGTATCAGCCCAGCAGGTGAACGCAGCATGAACCGATCTACCCCCTTGCTGCGGCTCAGCCCGCAAGCTGCTGGCGACCTGCACCAGCAGCACAACAAAGCTATTGCCGAACTCCGTGCTACGGCCCGCTTCAACAAAGAGCTGAACAATCGACTGAGGTCGATGATCGGACCTGACGTCTTACGCACTCTGCACAAGGACATCGAAAACGCGCTGCTGCTGGCCGATCTGGTCGAGGAGAATGACCAGACGCACGCGCTTTACGTCGTCAGCACAAAACCAGAAGCGCCTGATGAATCAACTTGCAACCAAGCATCGGAGGAAAGCGGCAGTGATTACTCACAGACTGACCTTCAGGCTCAAGCCGCTTTTCTCCGCAACAGCAGCTGGAGCACCACACAAAAAACAAACTGTCTCTGCTGCACAGCAGCAGGCATTACTGCTCTTCCCAGCAGCACCACCGAAGCGCCTGTACCCCCCGAAAAGCTGCGCGAGGCAGCCACTCATGATGCAACGCTAATCGCTCAAAATCGCCTGCCCGCGCAGCATGTGGTGGGGGGTAAGGCCCTGTCGCAGATCTGTAACAGGCCGTTCCAGTCTGATTGCCCCGTGGAAGAGCTGTACCGCTTCCTCAACCATCATGAACCCAGCCTTTCAGACATTGGGCTGAGATGCACGAAGTGTGGCCTGCAGGCCAGCGCAACGGTCGCGAATGAGGTGAAGCCATGAGCCGCACGGGAGCGCGTGACAAAGCTCGCAGGCAACTTACCGAGACCATCGCGGTGCTGACCGACAGCGTGGCCCTGCTCGGTAAGTCACGCACACTGGTCGAGAATGTCGGCACTCCAGCTGCAACTCAATACCTTGCAGATTTGGATGCCTTTTGTGCCCGTCTCTTTCCTGGCCAAGTACACCAACACCCCGATAATTTGGCCGTCGACAACTTCGCTGCAGCCATGAAAACAAAGCTGGCTGAAGCTCGCGCTAAAGGTCTTCGTGGCTGGAGTGAAACCAGGGTGCAGGATAGAACGCTGGCAGAGATGTTGGTCGGGCATATTCCCAAGGGAAACCCTGGCAACTTCGAGGACATCGCCAACTTTGCGATGATGCTACATCAGCGCGATGCCCACCCTCGGGAACTGACATTCGCCTATAACGCGATGCTCAGCACAATTCCAACCAGACGGGTTCAGAGCGGGCCCAGTAATATGGCCACGCCCAACATAGCGATGGCTAAAGAGCGCCCCATACTATTCAACGGGCTGATGACGCACGCATTACTGGCAGGCCAAAAGACAGTCACGCGCCGGTTAGTGGAAACGTCTCTCCCTACTCCACACAAGAAGCTTGCCGAGGGAAGTGGGGCGCAAACGGCAGATGTACATCTGGCCGAATGCCCCTACGGCCAACCAGGTGACAGGCTTTGGGTACGCGAGACATGGTTACCCTGCCCAGACGCAGGTCATGAGTCTTGGAGCAACCACACCTTGAGCTACTCAGCGTGGGTGAGGGCAGGCAAAAAAATCTGCGATGTTCCAGCAGCCCTTCGCAAACCGAGGCACTGCATCTACCGGATAGATGCAACTGGTTACTCCTACGGTTTTAAATGGCGGCCCAGCATCCACATGCCGCGCTGGGCGTCTCGGATTCTGTTGGAAATAACAGATGTACGCATCGAACGGCTGCAAGACATCACGCCGGAACAAGCATTTGCAGAGGGCGTATTGAGCTGCCGCGACCATCTGGACCCAGACGGCATTGGTTACTCGGAAGAGGAGCTGTTCTCAATCCTGTGGGTCTCACTCAACGGGCACGAGAACTGGAATGCCAACCCGATGGTTTGGGTAATAGAGTTCAAGCTGGTGAACATCGGGGAGATCGCATGAGCGAGAACGACATCGATATATTAATCAAACTCCCAGAGGTATGTCGGCAAGCTGGCTTCGGCAAGTCGACAATCTACGAGCTGATTGCAGGACATGCTTTTCCAGCCCCTACCAAGCTGGGCAGATACTCGCGGTGGTCTCAAAAGGAGGTGCAGAGATGGATCGAAAAGCAAAAGGCGGCACGTAAAGCAGCCTGAGGCTCTGTTCCGCATACTCCCAAACCAACCCAACGCCCGAAAGCTAATTATCGCCTCCTGGCGCATTGAGGGCGGATACTGAACGAGTGATCTTTTCGTTCCGGCCTCATGCGCGGCCCCGTCTGCGAATCGAGACGAGGCAAACGTCCATAATACGCCCATGGTATTTCGGCTCGTCGATTGACTGAAGTGCTGAAGACGGCATGCCAACGAGCTAGACAGCCTAATGGCGAAATAGTATCTTGAACAGATGAGACTACTACACGCACAGATTAATTGAGACGCTTAACTGTGCGATCGACCGAGGCAAGGAGAGCTTTTTATAAATGAGCGCAATTGATTACGCCGATGGATTGAACGAAAGAAAAGTATCGTTTGCGTTATTTCGCAGTGCATTGCATCAAAACGACTTGAGCGCGTCGATGGGTTGGGAGAAGTCCATCGACAAACTTGCAACGTATTTAATCTCTCCGAAAACTAGTAAAGCATATAGTGATGGACTCAGAGATGTGTACATCGATCTGACACTTCACGGCAATAAGATGGTGCGCATCTACAAACTTTTAGGGGATTACAACACCATAATTGATCTTTTCAAAAGTGAAATTCTCGAAAAGGGTACGATATATGACAAGCGCTTCCCCTTACCCCTTGAGCACGACAAACTCGTTACGGCTCCTCTGAAGATTCACTGCGTAAACTACTACGAAAGTGATGATGAAATCTCGTTCGTATTCTGCTCCAAACAATACATAACAGAACGTGAGACACTACCACTCAACTCGATAACCGACAAAGTCATTAATGACTTCGGAGAGTTTGACGAAGTGATCGGCGTGCGCAATCGCGCGGTTCAGCTGTTTGACGTAATATCTATAAACAAAATAAACAAAACGGTCCAGATCCGCATGGACGGCTTAGACATTCAGAGAATTAAAGATATAGAGAAGCGCCTCAAATATCTGGATGAAAAAACGTTTCGCTCATTAGAAAAGAAAATTGACTTAGCCAAAAACTTTGAAGGGCCATTGAATTTCTTCCCTGCAATCAAGAAATTATATGACAACCCTGATGGGCGAGTCGCTGAAATCGGCCACACAACTACTAGCGCTGGCGTGCACACGGGCAAGATGCGTACCAGACAGTTAGATTTTCGCCAAGACCAATACCATGTCGGAGGAGCTGCAACCGTAGCTTCTCTGAACGCCCACATGCTAAGCAAGTGCTGGGACAGCCCTTCTAAACATGGGAATGTCCAGCTCGTCATCCCTGGCACGGTAGCGCTCACCAGCGCTGCCGATCCGACCATTGACATAGCCTACCTGCTGTCATGTGCGTCCGATAACGATTATAATTTCCTGATGACGAAATTATTAGCCTCGCTCCAGCCATGAACCTTGAGCATGCGCTTGGGGTCATTGCCTCTGACATCAACCCTGCCGAAGATCGGGAGGCAGTGTGTCGGGTTGCCGAACACATTTTCGCGCACAAATCAGAAATTAAGCACTTAAGTTATTCAGCGATCGCGCAATTGGCTCAGGTGCAACTGCCCGAGCAGCTTTTAAAGCTGACACAGTACCTGATAGGCGAGCGGACCAAACTTCTTGAAATGAAGTTTGAACTAATAATAGACAATGAAATAACCCCTCTTGACGACGAGACTATATATCATGCCGAGACAAGTGGGGAGTTGATACACCCGGAGACAGGAATAGCCGTGGACAATTATGACCGCTATGTATACCCCTACTTTATAGTTTCTCCGGAAGTTGACAATGGGTGACATGAGTGGAAGTACATTCGACAACCTCACCATTGGCCAGTTGAAGCTTTTTGCCGAAGAGCTAGGACTATCGGGCATAACAGGATCAATCAGGCGTGCAACTGCAAGTACTTACGATCAATTCGTCGACACGTTGCATTCCGATTTAGATGATGTCATCAAACGCATACAAGAAAACCCTGAAGTCCGAGCCAAAGATGGCGAAGATCGGCTGACTATGGAAATAGTAAATATATTGAGAGCGATGGGATATAATGCCGCTCACGAAACAAAAATTGGCGGACATACTGACCTTTCGGTTAAAGGAAAGAACAACTACCTTTGGATCGGCGAAGCAAAGATCCACGGTGCGTACGACTATCTATTCCAAGGATTTCAACAACTTTGCACTAGATACGCAACCGGTGATGCGCAGCAAAATCGCGGAGCTTTAATCATATACATCAAGAATGCGAACTCCGCTCAGGTTATTCGTAATTGGCAAGAGCGACTTGTAACCTATGAACTAGAGGATTTAACTATTCTGCCTTGTAAAGATAGACCAGGCCTTGCGTTCGATTCTTCGCATAAACTTGTGCGGACGGGGTTGGCATTTGGGGTCAAGCACATCGGAGTTAGTTTGTACTTTAAACCACAGGATATCTAATCGTCTCTCTCATGGGCCTTAGAAATAGGGGTGCAAAAAGCGCTTATTCGTCAACTGCAATTAACGGCTCTAACCTGTGCCCCCACCAAACCATCATCTTACTGCGCTCATCCCAATATTTGGCATGGTTATAAGCGGCTTTAGTTTTGTCGCTTTCCTTGTGCGAAAGCTGCATCTCTATGGCTTCAGATCTCCACAATTGCGACTCATACAAGTGCGTCGATGCAGTTGCTCGGAAGTCATGACAGTGCCAGCCCCTCAGATCCATGTACTCTAGAGCGCGATTCAACGTAGTCGCGCTGATCGGTTGGCTGGGGTGTTTCATTCCAGGAAACAGCAGGTTACCTGCAGTAAGGCTACGCAGCTCCCGCAACAAGGCGATAGCCCTTTCTGGCAGCGGGACCATATGAGGCCTTTTACGCTTCATGCGGCCAGAGGGGATTATCCAAATAGCTTTGTCTAGATCAAACTCTGACCACTCAGCCAGTCGCAACTCAACTGTACGTACAAATAGCAGAGGGAGCAGATAAAGCGCGATTACAGTCCCACGATGACCTCCATACTTTCCTACGGCCAAGAAGTATTCAGCTAACTCTTCGAGATTCATGGGACGGCTGTGATTAACATCCTTGCGTGAGATTGCACCTCGAACCGCCGCCGCCGGGTCCGAGTCTGCACGCAAAGTCACAACGCCGTAGCAAAATACCGAGGAGATCCACTGCCGCACCATCAGCGCCAAGGTGGTCGCATCGCGTTTGTCCATCTGAGTGATGATCACTAGAATCTGCGCTGCGGTGATTTCTCGTAGCGGAAAGCGGCCGATCTTGGGGTAGACATCATTCACGAAAGCCCGCCTGATCTGATCACGGTACTTGAGCGTGCGGTTTGCCAAACGTTTCTCAATCCACTCTTCAGCGACCACCTTGAACGTATTGCTGTTCTCGCTAAGCTGTTGAGCCTTCACTGTTTGCCTAACATGTGCCGGATTGCGCCCCAACTTAACCAGCTCGCGTGCTGCATCGCGTTCCGCCCGTGCATCGCTTAGCGACAGGTCTGGATAGGAGCCAATTGCGTAAGTGTTTTCTTTTCCGGCCAAGCGGAAACGGTAGCGCCACAGCTTGTTGCCACCGGGGGTAACCTCCAAAAACAGGCCACCGCTGTCAGTGAGTTTGATCGGGGCAGGGCCTGGCTTTGCATGGCGGATTTTGACAGCTGTCAGAGGCATGAGGGTAATTAGACACCAAATGGTTTATACCCTCAACCATACCCGCATTTTTTCTGGATGTCTTCGTTCCAGCCCGGACAAGGGCGGACAAATTACAAAAAATTCAGGGCCTTATTGGGATTTAGTGGACAACGGCAGACGTAATCGGACTGACATCATAGTTATCGATCATCAGCAACATTTTGCTATCAACCTTTTGATTTACTGACTTGATTCGAGCCTTCCGGATTCTGCTTCGCTCAAGCCTCCCCTCTCAGCCGCAAAGCGTGGGGGAACCGGGGCAGAAAGCATTACAAATCGAAGGCATGCAGGTACGGGTCCGGCAGGGCCGGCAAGGAAATAGTCAGGCGCGCCAACGCCAACGGGCGTGAGCCTTGATTACGCGCATCAAAAGCTTGCTGACTGTCGTCACGGAAGGGGTCTCATCGGTACGTTTCGGGACATTAGCGTACCGAATGGGCCGGTGCAATATGAATGTACCAGGCAAGGCAGACTGAACGGACTATTAAGGAGGGAAAAAAGGCCGCGCCTCCTGACGGAGGCGGGATTCAGGCAGGGGCACGATGGCCGAGGGTGGGGAGCCGAAAGGAACATCAGTGCGCAATCTCACGCACGTAGGCTTGGCAGGCCTTCAAGGCGATCAATCCCTGATCGCCGTCGTCGGTAATGGCGACAATTCGTCCAGCAGCCGCTGGGTCAAGTTCGCCTCGCGGGCCTCCATGAACCAGGCTGCCGGCATCGGTGGTGGCTGACATTCCGTCACCAGCGGCAGGGCTGGCGAGGAGGACTGACAGCCGCAGATCAGCAGTGGCCAGACGGTCGCGCAAACGAGCTTGAGAGGTCTGTGCATCGCTCAACTCCTTGTGAAGGTTTGTATCGTTGTTTTGCAGACGGACTTCCAATGCCCGCCGTCGTGACTGTTCGGCAGCCTGCCACTCGATGACAGCGGATGCCGCCTGCTCGCGTTCGTGCTGCCAGGCCAGTTGTTGCGCCGACAGTTGCAGACCATAGCGGGCCGCCTGCCACTTCCAGGCGACCCATGTACCCAGCCCCGACCCCAGCACGAATGCGAGGATCAGGAATCGCACATCCAGCATTTTCACGGCAGTACCTCCAAGGCCCGCTGGTAAAGCGCCTGTCGATCCGCCAGGCCATTGGTGCCGCCGTTGATGCGGCGGGTGATCATCAGAAAATCACCCTTGTCTGCCAGTGCGTTGAGGTTTGCCCGGTCCCAGAACCACGCCGCCGACATCGCGGCGTGCTCTGGTTGTTCGAGCAACTGCGGCTGACTCAACAGGTCCAGCCCCAGCGCTTCCCCGCACGCTTCGTAATTCGCCCGCCCTGTCACCTGAATCAGCCCCCGACCGCGATAAAGCTGGCCATCGCCGTCCGCCTCTGGCGTGTTGCCCAGACGCAGTGCCAACTGCCCGGTGTCGTACTTCGCCAGGTAGCTGTCGCTGCCCAGCTCCCGCACATAGCGAAACTGCCCGGATTCATGCCCGATCTGGGCAATGAATCCAGCAATGCGCAGCCGGGTATTGATGTTGTAACGAGTCATGGCGACGTTGAGAGCAGACACAAAAACGCCGGCTTTAGGGCCGGCGTCGGGGAGGATTTGCAGTAGTTGTTGCTGGTTGATAAGCATGGATTCCTCCTAAATAGCTTGCTGGCATCACGCGTCGATGAAGTACTACTTTTTCCAGAACGACGCGCACTGCGGATAAAACAACGCCCCGTCAGTGCGGGGCGTGATTACTTGGGTAGCTCGTCTGCACTTACGCCTATAAAAGGTGCTGGCTGTTCAACCGACTTTACGTACACGAATGGCGATGCGGGCGCTACGGGCCATACAAACGACCCTGGAAAGCCCGGCTGCGCATCGAGTTGGGCGAGCTGCACCCTGTATAGCCAGTAAGCATTGAGCTCGGCTTGTAGTGCAGGCAGGGTTTTCAACTGGGCTTCAATGGCACTTTGCACGGTGCTCAACCTGCTGATCAACGAATCGACTTTCGCAGTGGCCAGGGCCGAGTATCCGTCGCGCTGAGTCATGACATCGCCCGTTCCCGCTTCCGTGATCGGCTCGAGAATCACGCCAAACTCGCCGTTAAAGGCACGATTGAAGAGTTCTCTGGCTTGCGGCTTGAGTGCGTTGGCAGAAACAGTGACGGCCTCCTCGCCTTTCGTATATTTGGTTTTCTCAAAAACGACCAGAAGCACGATAGCGGTATGAGCCTGATTGACCCAGCGAGGGTTACGAATGCTGCTCATGATCCAAGGCAGTTCATCTTCGCTCACGCCTGTAGAAGGCGTAGGCACATCCGACGGCTTTACGTAAACGAAGGGAGTTGCAGGTGGAACAGGCCAGACAAAAGACAGGGGGAACCCTGGCAGCGAACTCAGATTGGAGAGCTGTGCCCGGTAAAGCGAATACGCATCAAGCTCGGCTTGCAGCGCAGGCCGGGACTCGATTTGCGCGACGGTAGCCGAACCCGATGCAATGGCGTTTTGCACAATGGTCAGTTGAAAATCCAGCTCGTTGATTCGCTTGGTAGCGTTGTCCAGGTAGACGCCACGCTGCGCATTGATGTTCATAAGAATCGTCTGTTCGCTTGGCTCAAGAATCTCACCAAACTCTCCAGCGATTGCCCGGTTGTAAAACGCTACATATTGCGGATCCGGATGATTGGCAGAGACCGATATGGCGTCCTGCCGATCCATATAGCCGGGTTCACTGACGATCACCCAGAGCGTCATGGAGGTGTGAGCCTGATCGGCCCATTGAGGGTTACGAGTGATGGGGACGATGTTCATAGTTAATTCCTTTGTGTTGAGTATTGAGAGAGTGCTGTTATTACTGGATGGCCGTTTAGGTGCGCCCCAGATTCTCTACAGAAAATCCTGAGCTATCCTTAATGCGACCGGTGCTGTGTAGCGTTATGAATCAAGCTTTCATAAGGTATCCCTCCTTTCGTGGGCAGGGTCTTTGAGGAGTTCGCACATGCTCAAACCGCACGTGAAGACCTCGAAAGCCGGGCATAAAAAAACCGCTTTCGCGGTGGTGTTTAGAGGGGAGCTGCATCCGAAGGCGGTGAAGGCCACTTGATCTGGAAAGGGTAATCCGGGTGTTGCTCGATCCTGTTCAGTTCCACGCTATAGCGTTTCCACTCCAGCAAACTTGCATTCTCCGCCTCGGTGGCATCTCCCAGATCCTTGGCATACTGCAACGGAGCGATACGTGTGGCAGCTTCCTGTAAACGCTGGTCACGAAGGATCAAAGCAGCCGAAGCCAATGCGATCTTCTGCGCTTCTGTATCAAGAGACCAATCACCCTCTCGCCAAACGTAATATTTGCCAGGCCATTGTTTGGCGGTAAGCCGTTCAGGCGGCAAACCGAGGCCGTTCCACTCCTCTACCGAGCCATCGGTTATTCGATACATCGAGCCGCGCAGATCTATAACCTGCCGCAGCTCACCATCGACCAACGTCCAGGCAAACCCTGTATTTGGCTCGTTGAGTACTTCGTTGATGCTTACAGCGTTGCTGGGAGTTTGCTCGCCTAGCCCAGGAACCACCGGTAATTCAACGGGCCCCATCAGGGCCCCAGAGTCGTCTATCAAGTAAGTAGGCATAGTGTCCTCAGATCAGTTTGATACGGCCCGGATAGGCCATGTTGCGACTACGAAAACGAATCCAGTTATTCATCGGTTGCTGGTCTCTCATAACAGTTGCCATAACGCCATTGTCTGTCGTCTCTGGGAGGTATGCGGAACCGCCGGCAGGGACTAATGCGCCTGGCGGCAACAGCCCCCCGGGACCTGTGGAACTCAGACGCCCGTCTGCCTGCGCATGGCCGTTGCCCAGCAGATAGCTGCCAGTCTCTACGTCTGAGCCGCTCCACTCCTGAGCCACTGTCCTCAGCCAAGTACCGTCCTGCCAAGAGCCAGCGACACGCGATGTATCGACGCCACGGGACTCGTCCAGTACCCGCAAAAACTCGCCTCGTCCCTCAGGCCCACGAAAGGTCTGAGCACCGTCGCCACTGGTCCATCCACCTTCCTTGCCGGTACGAGCTGCTTCCGTGTAGACCATCCCGGATTTTTGCGCATGATCCCAAAGCCAAGGCCATTCGGCGCGGCTAAGCAGCGCGCCGTTGAGCGCGCCATATCCGCCTGGGCTGAACAGCGTCGTTGTTTCGAAAACCGGCCTCCCCAAAGGCGTGTTGTCATATCGCCCTATCGGCCACCAGCTTCCAGCACCATCGCTACGTAGTTGCCACCAGTCGCCGGCCCCCATCAAAACCAGAAAGGAATAACCAGCGGCGTTTAGATGAGTGTGAAACCTTATTTTCTCTCCTGCTGCGGCATTGATCACCAGTCGGTTTCCACTATTGTCGACTCGGCGAACGACGACATCCCTGACGCCAAGCGCAGCATTTGAAGATGGCAAAGAGAACGACCGATTGGCCCCAGTGGCATCCAGTAGAAGAAACCCCATCTGGTCCTTCGTAAACGCCGTATCAGCGCTGAACGAGAATACCTTTTGCGAGTCGACCCCCACGACCTCGGTAATTTTTCCGCGCTTGGTGATGTAGATCGCATCAGTATTAAAAACCAGCTCTACCCACTCTTCAGCACTGAGCTTCAACGTATTACTGCCGGCACCGTATAGCGATATAACCTCAGCACCGTTGGCCTTGATAGTTGCCGCTCCTGGCGATGCGTTATGAAAGGTAATGGATTTACCCACACTTACACTCGCCTTGGGAGGTAATGTCAGCGTGATCCCCGCGACATTGACTCTGTGCCAATGCCCCGCTGCTCCAGATAAAAGAGTTTCAGAAGCTGTGTAACCAAACCCGGCACCTTTATAAGCCTGCCTGACCTGCGAGCCAATCTGGGTAATTGCCGTTGCCAGTTGATCTGTTTTGGTTTCGTCGGGCAGCTCGCCACCAGCAGCCATCGCATTCAAAATCTCCTGCGTCACCGAGTTCCCCCACGCCGCCGGGATCAGCGAGCCGGGTGTTCCGGTGGCCGGGTTTTCATCTACAAACTTGCCGCTGACCAAGCCTACGCTTGGCACACTCTTGGGATAATCCATGTTGTGTTCCTCAGTTGAAATTAACGAATTCGACGCTGTGCGCCGGTGCAGCTCGGCGGATCAGACACTCGATGGCGACGCCGGGGTTGACCCCGAACCGCTCGCCCCAATAGCTGGCCCCGAAGCGGCGCCCCAGACGCTGGCGCCCGCCGGTGTTCAGGGTCCACATGAATTGCGCGTTCCAGGTGCCGAAGTGCGCCTGACCAAAACGCGAACGCCCCATACGGGGCGTTCGGTGTTCGGTCACGGTGGCGTCGGGGTAGCCCTGGCTGATGGCAATGTCGATGTAGAACCCTGCGTTCTGCCCTCCTGTCGCAACAAGCCGCTGTCGCACTGACAGGCGCCGGTCTGCGAAAAAGGGTTTGAGCCCGAGGCACGGGTCGGGCAGGTTCATGACCCGCTCCCAGTCCGGCACCAGCTCGCTGACGTTGGCCGGGTCCATCTCGTTGAGCAGATCGAAAGCGCGGCCATCGATACGGGCGAATTCGCGGGACAGCCCGGTAATGACGTGCTGCACTTCCGGCACTCGCTCAGGATCCCAGGCAGGGCCGGGTGGCAGCAGTGCCTGGAGTTGCTCGGCGTAGTGCTCGGCAGTTCTTATGACGACCATAATATTCCTCCGAAGGTCAGCAACTGATTGGCGGCCGCCGTGACGTTGGCGACCGGCGCAACCAGCACATGATCGGTTTCGCCGGTCGCGCGGCTGATCGCTTCGGCGATGTGCGTCAGCAACAGGGTTTCACCCAGTCCGCCCTCGCGGTTGTGCAAGTCCAGCAGTTGCGTCTCCACTGCTGCGCGAACCGCAGAAGTGTCAGGCGTCAGTCTGATGGTGTAGACCACCGGCTTCTGCACCGGCGCCAGCACATAGACATCGGCAGTGACCGGGCGCAACGGCTCGATGTACGCCGCCATTTCAGCCAGTTGCTCGGCATCGGGAATCGGGTCAAGCTCATCGTCACGCATGAAGAACACCGCGACAGTGCCCGGCCCCAGATAGCGACGCACGCACCAGGCCCGTGTCACGCCCGGCACTTCAAGCGCCCAGGTCACATAATCATCCTGATTGCCGCCATGCGGAATGATCCGGTAAGAGCGCACGACCCTGGCCCGCAGCGACTCGATGCTTTCCTGAGCAATACCGCCAGACAGACCGTCCTCGATCACGGTAAACGTACTGTCGATCCCTTCGACAGGTTGCACGACGGTCATCACCATCCCGGCATCGGCGTTGCCGAGACTGCCTGCATCCACGGCCTCGACCGTCGTGGTGTTGTTGCCCGCGACCGTGGTGACACCTTTGGTCACCCGGTAAAAGCGTCCGTCGCTGAATTGCAGCACGGTGTCGGCATCCAGCACCGCACCGGCCGCCGCGGTGAAGCGCACCGAACCGCGTGCGGACTGCGCGACCTTGCGCGGCTGGCGCAAGCGCAGGATGGCTTGCCGTTCGAGTGTTTCCTCATCGGCGGTGTCCGGCAGAATCTGGTCGGCGATCCAGTCCTGATAGCCATACAGCCCATAGGCCGCACCGCTGTGTGCGCGCGACAGCACCCGAGCATCGGACTGACGCAGCGCGTCGTCGGCGAGGTCGACCTGGGTTCGGTTGATCAGCGCCGGTAACGTAGGCGTTTCAAACGGCATAAATCACCTGCCACTGTTCAGAAGGGTTGAAGCGCACGACCTGACCGTCCGAAACGACCAGCTCGACGCCCAGGTTCAGGCGATTGCTCTGAACCTGTTCGGTAATGATGTTGATGTTGCTGACCTGGCCATCGTCGATCAGCCAGGTAAGCGCTTCGCGCGCATAGAACTCGGCATCACGCCGGGTCTGCGCGGTAAGTCGAACCCGGCGTAGCAACCACAGCCTGGAGCCGATACGGTCATTGGCCTGCGCCGGGTAGGTATCGCCCCACCAGCCGAAGCGTTCGGCATCGTCATACGGGTCGTCCGCTTCGGCGCGCCGCCAGGTGAACAGGCTGATCACCACTGAACGCAGCAAGGAAGCCTGCAGGGAGCCTTCAATGATCATCCGGCACCTCCAACAGGCGGCCCGCTCTGACCGTTACCGGCCTGCACGTTGCCATGCAGATGGCTGATCTGGCTGATGCCGCCGGCAATCTGGTCGCCCTGGGACACGATCTTTCCGGTCTGGTTGATCTGCGGTGTGTCGACGTTTACTGCCTTTGACGCCTTGATGTTCAGGGTGCCGGTTTCGATGTCGATGACCTTGCCGCGCTTGAGGTGGATCTTGTCGCCCTCGTCGGTATAGATCGCCACTTCGCCGGACTCCAGGCCCTTGAGGCGATAGCGCCGGTCGGCCACCACCAGCAGCAGACCGTGAGAACGATCGCCGCCAATAAACGCGGCGATACCTTCAGCGCCGGCCAGCGGGTGACTGGTGAAGCCGTAGGGTTCGAAATGTTCCATGTCGTCCTTGACCTCTCCGGCGGTAAGGCGCATTTGCAGCGCCTGCATCTTGCTGCTGGCCCTGGCGAGCACGACCGTGCCGCGCACCAGCATGCGATTTAGTAAGCTCATGCGGTTGTTTCCTCGTCGATGGGCAGCAGCCAGGAGTACGCGTCCTGATTGACTTGTACCTTGCTGCGCTTGTTGGGGTCGCCGGGCTCGCTCTGGAAACCTTCAGGCGGACCGACCACTAGCGTGGTGATCGTGCCTTGATCAGTCAGCGAGTAGGTCACGGCTGAAATCAGCATATTTCTGCCCGCAAAGCCGATAACCGGATCCACCACGCGCACCATGGTGTTGTGTCGCCACAGTGCGCCGTTTGACTGTCGCCAGCCCTGGACCTTGTAGGTGGTGAGCAGCGCTTTGCCTGCCCGTTGACCCCGCTCCCAATTGGCGCGACTCAGGGCGAGCGTGGGGGTGATCGGCGCGTCCTCATGAACGATCAACACGCGAAGACGCTTTTTGCGACCGGGATCGTCATGCCGCGTATCGGTGACTTCGGCCGAAACCTCTGAAGCCTCTTTGCCGAACGTCTTGTCGTTACCCGTTTGTTGGCCAATAACCCGGTACTCGGAAAAAATCCCGGAAAAATCCCGCGCGATCTTCGCGCTCAGCACATTCTTGCCGAGCTCAAGCGCGTCTGCGCTCTGCCCCCGACTCCCCGGCCTGGCCAATACCACATTGCCGTATTCGTCATCGGTGGAGAAAATCCGGAACAGGGTCAACAGCCGGTCGATGGACTTGAACACGCTTTCACCCGGCTCGATGTTGTGTTTGGCCAGCTTCGAGGTTTCCGGTATTTCGCTGATCACCTTCAATTCGTAAGGCGCAGCCAGCGCCTGAACAATGGTCAGCACACCCACGCCCGTCCACTGGCTGGGCTTGTTGATGGCAGAGCAGTCAATCAGGTCAGCCGTTTTCGAGCGTCCGGAAATCGTTAGCGTGACTTGCTTGCCGTCATAGGTAATCGGCGCGGCAAACACCCAGCCGGTCAGAATCAGCTCGCCGCCGATACGCACTTCGCAGGCTGCGCCGGGCGTGATCGGATGCGATATTTCAGTGCCCGGCCACTGCCAGGTAATGCTCACGTCAAAGCTGCGTGCCTGACGCTCGATCCCGGCAGAGATTTCCACCGATTTCCAACCGGCGTAGTCGTGCTGGTCAACCGTCAGGGTGACAACGTTAGGGTCGATCATGGGTTACTCCTGAGCGATCTTCAGCGTGCCGGGAGGCACGAAACCCGGGTGGGCCAGCCGGTTGCGCTGCACTAACTCCAGCGCCCGGCTGGCATCACCGAATCGCCGATAGGCCAGCACCAGCGCAGGCAGCGGTTCGGACACCTTCATGTCCACCAGACGCACGCCAGACGCCGCCACCGCATTGAGGTGCCTGACCAGTGCCTGACGTAATGTGTTCAGTGCCAGGTAATGTTCGGGGTCGGCCTTCAGCGACGCGTCCCAGATCGCCGAACTGAGCGTGTCGCGCAGCTCGATCACATCATCGGCAACCGGCACATCCACGCGTTGCAGCGGTTGCGTGACCTGCTGATCCAGCGAAGGCACCACCGTAAGTGGCGCAACCGCTGTCGCAACCGGCATGCTGGCGACGATTCTGGCGACCTTGACCAACAGCGCATCCTGAACCAGGTTGGCGGTAGCTTGAGCAGTCGCCCCAGTGTCGAGACCGCTGCCCTGGTTGACCAGATTGATAGCGGACACCGCCTCCGCCTGTTGTGTGGCCTCGGAAATCACCGACCGGTACTGCACCGTTTCAACCGAGGATGCCCCGCCATTCATGGCGGACCTGGCGGTCTGACCGATAGCCGTGCCGCTGCTGCCGTTCATGGAGCCGCCGCCGGAGCTGCTTCCCGCCGAACCGCCAGAGGCACCTCCGGCTGAACTGCCAACGGAGCTGCCAATTGAACTACCAGAACCTGTGCCGGTGCTGGCGCCACCGATACTGCTGGTGCCGTTCGCCCTTCGGGAACGACGACTGTCGCCGTCGAAACTGGCGAAGAACGTGGAGAAAAGCGTGCTGATGGTCAGCGGCGCATTGACCAGTGAATGCACCAGCGCGGTAACATCCGAATAGATCGTCATGAACGGCGCAAACTGCCGCTGAATGGTTGCGAATACCCCAGACAGCGCACTGCGCAGCGCCTGAACATTGATGCGCACGGCATCCACGGTGGCCATCACCATGCGGTAGCGCCTGAGTGCCGAGTCCAGCAGGCTCTCGGACGCGCCCAGCAACTGGCGCCGAGTGTTGAGCGTCGACACAGGAAACTTGAGCGGGTTGGCGGGATAGAACTTCAGATCCAGGCGGACAAGCCCGCCTTCGTTCAGATTGTGCGTGACGCTGCACTCCCCGACCTGCACCTGTAGGCGCCCCAGCCACGGATGCACCAGCTCGCCAGCCTCCTCCTGCTCCAGCGCCTGAAGCAATCTGTCGCGTTGTTCGAAACAGTCGCGACCGACAATGAAAGCCGTCAGCGTGTGAATCTGCGACTGCTTGCCCAACGACTCGAAGTACGGTTCGTCGCGCTGTGGAAATTCATGCAACTGCCCCTTGCGACCCACCGGGACGACGGCTTTTTCAATGAAAAAACCGACGCCACGGAAAGACGCTGGCAGCAGGCTGTCACGCCATGTACTCATGATCCGGCTCCTGCGCCGAGGGTTCGATAACCGACGTTTGGCGAAATCGTCAAACCCGGCTGATTGGTCTGTACAAGCCCAGGACGCATGCCCGGCGGCGCGTTTTCAAAACGAATGTTGAGCTCGCCTTCAAGTCGCGAACCGCTCCCCGCAGCGCCCTGTTGCAGCAACAGGCTGCCGGGGGCTGGAACGTTCGGCACACTGAGCAATTGACTGGTCGGCGGCACGCCAGTGGCCTGATTGAGCTGCTGCTGATTCAGGCGACTGGTCTCGACCGCATTCGCCGCTAGAAACGCTCCGGTTCCGCCGCCCGGTCCAGCGTTGCTCAGCCGTTGCTCTTCAGCGAACTGATTGACCTTTTCCGTCGCCCTTTGCAGTAAGGATTTATTACCGTCGCCGCCAAACCAGCTCGTGATCGGTTCGATGAAGGGCTTGATGTCCGCCCATAAACCCGCAAACCAGGTTTTGATCGGCTGCCACTTCTCGATGACCATGCCCAGCGGCGAGAAACTGAACAGCGTCGCCAACACCTCGGTAAAGGGCTGCGCCACGGACTTGATGGTTTCCCACAACCCGGCAAAGTACTCCGAGAGTGGCTGCCAGTTGGTCACGACCATGCCCAGCGGCGACAAGGCGAACAGCGTCTGCAGGAAGTCGAAAAACGGCGTGGCCAAGGCCGTGATCACGCCCCACAGCGCGGCAAAGAATTCGGATAACGGCTGCCAGTTGTCAGCGATCATGCCGAGCGGCGTCCAGGCAAATACCGCCTTCAGTACGTCCCACAGCGCCATGGCCGGCCCGCGAATCGCTTCCCAGACCGCTTCAAAATAAGGGGCAACGGTCGACCAGTTAGCGATCAGCAGACCTGCCGCCAGTGCAAGGCCGAGTACGATCAGGCCCAACGGTGACATGCCCATTACCGCGTTCAGCAACCGGGCAGCCGTCGTTGCAGCAAGAACCGCGACTTGCAGAATGCCGAACGCAACTGCGGCGCCCACCACACCCTTGATCACGCCAGGGTGCTCGGCCGCCAGTGCAGCGACCTGAGAAATCATCGGCCCGATCACGGCCATTGCTTCGTTCATCGCAGGCAGGAACATGCTGCCAATGTTGATGCCCAGATGATCGACACGGTTGGTCATCTCTTTGATGGCCGAGGCCGTGGTTTGGGAGTTGTCGGCGAATTCCTTCTCGATGGTCCCACTGCTCTGCACGCCCTCGCCGACCTCGGCCAGGTTGGACCTGAGCACGTCGAGGTTGGCCAGCAGCGGCGTGATCGCGCCCAGTGATTGCGCACCGAACAGCTGCGTGATGACATCCGACTGTTTGCCGGGATCAACACTGGAAACCGCCGTCAGGACCTTTTCAATAGTCCCGGACGGGTCACTCTGCATGCCTTTGGTCAGTTGATTGACGTCGAGTTGCAGCGCTTCGAACGCGCCGGCCTTAGCCGCGCCGCCTTCGGTCAACGACTGCATGAATCGCGTCATGCCGCTGGCCGCAACATCGGCCGGCACATCGACACTGGCCAGGGTGGCGCCCATCGCCGCCAGTTGCCCGGAGGCAAGCCCCGCAACGGGCCCGAGCGGGCCCATTGCGGTGACCATGGTGGCGATTTTCTTTTCCAGGTTGTTGCCGCCGAGCACGTTGATCTTCTCGGACAGCGCCGCGACTTGCGGTTGAGTCATCTGGAACGAAGATCGCCATGAGGCCATCATGTCGCCAGATTCAGCCGCCGTCTGATCGAATGCGATACCCATTTTCACAGCATCGCTGGCGAACCCGGTCAGTTCTTGACGCGGTACATTGGCCTTGGCACCTGCGGCAACAATCGCCGCGATACCGTTGGCACTTTCCGGCAGCCGTTCACTGAGGTCCAGAATGTCGGACCCCATCTGCTGAAACTGTTGCGGTGTATCAAAGCTGACTGACCGTTTCACGCCTGCCATGCTGGTCTCGAAACCGATCGCTGCCTTTACCCCGGCAATCAAGGGCTCGGTAAAAGCATTGCCCTTGATCATCTCGCCAACGTTTATTTTCCCAAGACCCGAGTTGCCGAGCCTTTCCTGGAAGCCTTTGACGTTGGTGCGGATAGTTGCCAGCGTTGGAGACAGCTGGTCGACGCCGGTAATCAGCGTTCTGATAGTGTCTGCCATCACTCCCCCTGCAGGATCTGGTTGATGCGCTGTGCCTGCAAGATCGATTCAGTGATGACGTCCAGCTCCCTGGACATCATCAGCTCCGGATCGGTCTTCCAGAAATACGCGAGGTCGTAAACGACGGCGATCAGTCTTTCGAGGTCGCTGATGCCGCTGCCATGAAAAAACTCGCGACTTTCCAGCTCAACGTGTTGATGTCGCACAGGTCCATCTGATTGACCGACGAAGGCGGAATACCGGCGCAGACGGCGATGTACTTCGCCGCCACGTCCAGGTCCAGCGACACGTCTTCGTTCTTGTCGATCTTGTACGGCAGGGCCTTGATGGCTCGCGCTTCCTGCGCGGTAGGACGCCGGAACGTCACCTGCGAAAGGGTTTCCCCGTGTGCTTCGATCGGGCTGACCAGGTCGATGACTTCACTCATTGCCAGCTCCCCTGACTGCCTTCGAATTTAAGATCGATGGCACCGTCATCCGCCTTGCTGGACGGTTCTTCAACCAGGTAGGCGCCGGACAGAACGTAGGTCTTGCCGTTGCTGAATTCACAGGTGATGGTCATGTCCACACCGGTAGTAAGCAGCTTGAGCGGCAGATCTGCGGTGTGCAGCGCCTGAAATTTCAACCAGGCAGTCTTGTCGACTTCCTTGTAGTAACCCGGCAATACGGTTTCGCGCTTGATGTTCATCAGAGGGGCTTCGCCGCCGCCAATGATGGTCAATTGGGTGCCATCCACTTTGATGTAGCAGGTACCCGCAACTTTCTGACCCATGTTGTTTATCTCCAGAATGAAAAAACCCGCACGAGGCGGGCTTGAAAAGGGTTGGTAAGGTTTATGCCGCTTCGTCGTACTGCAAGCGGAACTGGTTGAGCAGCGCGAACACGCGCAGGCCGTTGATGTAATCCGGCGGGAACATCACGTTCACGCGGCTTGGATCATTGCCGTCACGCTCGACGATCAGGTGCTGGGCGAACACTTCGGCGTTCTCCACATGGCCTTCTTCTTCAAGACGCGCGTACTGCGCAATCAACTCGCCACGAATGGTGCTCGGCGTGATGATCGGCTGACCGGCGCCGAAGCGCGTGCCATCGCTGGCCAGCTTATGGCGACCGTACTTGCTGGTGATGATGCCTTGCAGACGACGAATGATGAACGCCGACTGGTGCATGGTTTCGCTGTCCAGGTACGAATTATCTGCCTGGCCGTAAGCGTTCTTCTGATAGGTAGTGATCGAGCGCTGAATACGTACGTAACCACCTTCGTAGTAAGCCGTGGCGATGCCATAACGCAGCAGCGATTCACGCTCGGTCAGGGTGAAGCGCTGACTGGCGGGTGCCGGGTCCAGGCCGGGCATGGTGCCGCTCTGGGTCGGACGGCTGGCATCGGCAGAAATGAACACTGCGGTGCGCGCAGCCAGGGCAGCGGCCTGCAGCCAGACTGGCTGTGGAACACCGTTTTCCACGCCCTGAAGCGTGATGTGCTGATCGTTGCGCAGTTGGCCAGCAGCCACCAGCGTGCCGACCGTACCGCGCTTGGCGCTGTACACATGGCCATACAGTTGACGCGACCAGCTCCAGCGACCGGTGCTGTCGTCCATTGCTGCTTTCCAGGCATCCAGCGTGCTGGTGTCGGTCCACGGCATGCACAAAAACTCGAAGGGCTCGTCGCCCAGCGCAGCCAGCGCCTTGAGTTGATCGGGCGTACCCACGCCACCGGTCATGGCAATCACTGCGGCAGTCAAGCCTGCTGGAATGACTTCGCCATTGGTTTTACCCAGGCGGTTGAGTTCCAGATGAATGTCGTTGCCGCTTGCCCCGCTCCATTTGCAGGAAAGGGTCAGTACACCCGCATCGACTGCGGCCATTACCGGCAGGTCAGGGGTGGCATTGATCTTCACCGACAGCGCCGTCGCGGCTTGCGCAGCGGTAGCGCCATTGACGACAGTCGCCTGCACCCGCACACCGCCGACATACAGATTCAACAGGCCAGGTTCGGTCGCTGCGCCCGTGAGCGTAACGGTTGCAGAAGCTTTGACGCCTTCGGTATTGAGCAGCGGCAGGCACCAGACTTCCCCGGTGGGGTCGGCCTTGCGCCAGGTTTCGTACATGGCGGCCAGCATGGAGCCTTGACCGCCGATGTTTTTCGCCAGTGCAACGCTGGGCACCAGCACCAGCGAGCCGAGCTCAGGCCCGGAGACATCGTCATTGACCTGGGCAACAATCAGACGGCGCATGCTGGCCGACGCGCTGTTGGCGGCAGAGTTGTCCATTTCCGCATAAAACAGCGGCACGCGGACATCGGATGGAATGTTGTTAAAGCTGATAGCCATTGTTTGGCTTCCTCTTGGTTAGGCCGTGAAGGCTTGATGAGTGATGGGGGATTGCTCGGTTTGAACGGTGATATCTCCGTCGTTCTGACGACGCTGCCACCAGGCGTTGAAGGTGACCTGCCGACCTTCCACGGGCAGCAGATCGCCCGCTTCCGGATCCGGCACAGCGCGGCCCTCGGCCGGTATTACAGTGATGCGTTGAGTCATGGCGTTACCTCTCCTGTGAACTTCGCTTCGATACGGCCATCAGGGCCGGGGGATTTCAGATTCGGATCTGCAGGGTCGATGCAGTCCATCTCGATAGTGGCGCCAGTGAAACCGGGCAAACCGTCCAGCCAGGCTTCATGCCAGGTTTCGGCGGGCTGATCTGCAGCGCTGCGGCCCAGCTGAAACTGCGCGGCAAACCCGAAGCGATAGGTCACGCGCGCACCGCTTATCTGCACCAGCGCACCGCCTGTGTATTGCATCGCGTCGTAATCGCGATCAGCGTTCCAGCCCACCAGCGAGCGCCACAATTCGGCGCGAATTGCATGCAGATGATCGTTGGCTTGCTGCCCGCGCTTGTCATCGCCTTCAAGCACCACAACGATGTCGATCTGGTCGGTGATGCTCTGCCGGATGACGTTTTGCAGATCATTGGCCGTGGCCGAATCGCCGCTGGCGATGACATAAGCCGAGGGGTGCGCAAGCTGGTCGCCAAGAGCAACCGCAGCCCAGTCGATGCCAGCGCTGACCCGAGNNNNTAGGTCGGTTGGGTCCATGGGTACTCCGGGAATAAAAAACCCCGCATGGGCGGGGTCTGAGGTGGGTCGCGATTGACCGGTTTTCGCTGTCTGAAATCCTGTTTCCAGCTGCAGCCCTGAGGCGCAAATCGCATATCGTGGTGCCTTTTTACCCCCCTCCGGAAAGGCTGGGAAGGGCCAATTTCGGGGTTGGTCGAGTTTGACCTGAGTTCAACACGAGTTCGACCACAGCTGTGCAATCGGCCCGGATAAACGGTATCGGATACCGTTTTCATCCGCCTTTATCCTGCCTTGCTTGTGGCCGTCCCATTGCTTCTGGAAGCGCTGCGCTCGGCAAGAATGGCCAGCACTTGCTGATGAAGCTTGTTGATCCAGTTGCGATAGGTGCGGTCCGCACCTTCATTGATACCGACCAGGCGCATCTGTTCGCGCACCGGCAACGCCTCAACGTAACGCAACGTCGCGAGCTGGGCCAATTCAGGCCCGCGCCCCTTCGCAGGGCTGCGCGCCAGTTGCGCAATCGCCGCCTCGACTTCACTGCTTATATAGTCCATGCCGCTGCCGTTACCGATCAGTGCACGCGAACCGGGTGTACGGCGGGGAATATAGGCACCCCATTCCATTATTCCGGCCATCGGGCTGCTGAGCCCGCCGCCCAGTCCGACACGCATGCGTTGCTCGCCCCAATGCTGCATCACCGCTTCCACTTTCTCGATCATTGTCTGTTTCCTGTCTGAGCTTGCTGAACTGCCTCGCGAACGAACCCGTCACGAAGCTTGAACGACAGACAATACAATCTGTATTTTTTAGAGACAACCAGCATTTACAATATGTATATTGCCGATCACCCTACAGCCTGTATGATTCGACCCATGAACAGAAAATGGTATGAAGTCGCAAGACACGTCATGGAAACCCAGGACATCAGCCAGGAAGAAATGGCTGAGCGGATGGGCGTAACGCCCGGCGCCGTGGGGCATTGGCTCAATGGCAAGCGCGAACCGAAGATCGAGGTCATCAATCGATTTCTGGCCGAGCTGGGCTTGCCGATCCTCGCGACCGCCCTTCCATCCGACGAACCTGGCATGAACAACGTGGCGCAAACGGTGCAGCCTTCGCGTTTCTATCGATACCCAGTGATCAGCTGGGTCGAGGCCGGTGGCTGGAGCGAGGCGGTCGAGCCTTACCCTGCCGGATACACCGACACCTTCGAGATCAGTGACTATAAAGCCAAGGGCCGCGCCTTCTGGCTGGTCGTCCGTGGCGACTCGATGACAGCTCCCGCCGGCCAGAGTATTCCCGAAGGCATGCTGATTCTGGTGGATACCGGAATCGAGCCCACTGCCGGCAAGCTGGTCATCGCCAAGCTTCCGGAGAGCAACGAAGCCACGTTCAAAAAGCTGGTCGAAGACGCCGGTCGCTATTTCCTCAAACCACTGAACCCCGCCTACCCGACCCTTCCGGTGACCGAAGAGTGCAAGCTGATCGGGGTTATCAGGCAAATGACGATGCGCCTTTAACGTTTTGCCGAGCATCCAGGCCCCGATCATTGGGGCTTTTTTATGCGCGATCTTCCAGTTCTGGCCGACACTCATGTAGGAAAAATTTGTAGCTTGCGTGGGAAACACCCCTCAATTACTGTATGCACATACAGTAAAAAGGAGTTCACGCATGTTGAAACAGACCCTCGACACATCACAACACGACGCTTACCTGGCCTTGGCGCAACGTATTCAAGACGCTATTGCCAGCGACAAGGCTCAGATCGAGCATCAGGTGCTGCTGGTCAGAGAGCCTGGGGAAGCGCATGAACACTGGGAACGGATTCTGGAACAGATCGGCGAGGCAGAAGGGGTTTCCGTGACTCGCAACCCGGATACCGGCACAGCACACGTCTGCTGGTACATCGACTCGCTGTAAAAAAATGCTACAGATCGTATTTAAAATACAAACTGTATTGTCATCCTTCACTACATATCGTATTGTTTGTTTGCACCCCATTTCGGGAGTACTCAACCATGCAAACCACAGGGAGTCATGGAATGAACGAGATACTGGATCAACTTCGCAAAGAATTCGCCACACCATGCCCTTCGTTGAGCGCCGTCAGAGAGCGTTATTTTTCGCACCTGTCGAATGATCGCAATCTGCTGCGCAAGATCAACGCAGGCCGTATTGCCCTTAAAGTCAGCCGCACCGGAGGCACGCGTCAGGGCCATCCGTTCGTGTATTTGCACGATCTGGCTGATTACTTGAGCGACATCGTGACCAACAGGGCCGCGTGA